AACGATAGGCCTGTTCAGCCTGTGGTTCAAGAAGTGAATGTAAAAGTCAGTGCAGAGCCTAAGAAGATCTCAATCGAAGATCATCCTGTGGTCTCTATTGTCAGTGATGTAGCTGAGATAGCAGATATCTGGAAAAGCTTAGTACCCAAGTTCAAATCAGTGCGTAAGAAGGTAGGTAAGTAACAAAGAAAAAGCCACGTTTTAGCGTGGCTTTTTTTAGCTTGTTGAAATTGTAATTATAGAGAACCAGACGCTGATTCAACCCATGCAGTCCCAGTGTAAATAAAATCTGCCCAGGTACTAACTGATGCCAAACTTTTAATGGTTGCTCCGCCTGGCTGTTTAATGGAGATAGAAAATCCTCCAGTAGCAGTAGAAGCTCTAGTGACACGTACAGTACAGATTTGACCATCAACGATTGATGGCATAGTAACTGTACGGGTGGCCGTAATAGGGCTGGAATAGTACACGAAAGTATTTGGAGCTTCAGTAACCGTAATGTTGACATCACCAGGTGAGACAACTACCGGCATTAGATTTGAAACCGAAACATTTACTTCGTCAATAGCAGCTTGAAGCAAAGTGTCATTAGACGCTAAGTCTTGGAGAGGACGATTATCTACAGTGTAGTGATACGAGTCATCCTCGGTGTAGAATCTAACAGTGTTAAAGGTTACTAAGCTCATAATTTTCTAAAGTTGTGTTTTTTATTTTACAGTACTGGCTTGATCGTGAAGCAAATTGGGATTCTAGGTAGTGGACCCCAGTTACCGTCTCTGTAAGCGCCAGCTTCAGCATCGTACAGATTCCAAGCTTTCCAGCCTAGCTTAACCTGAAGGTGTTTACCACCATATTCATAGTTGAATTGACCATTAGGGCCTTTGGCGAAAAACGTTGTAGCACCTTCTGCGGTTTTGTTGAACTTGGCTGTCCACTGCGTCTTATCCCACGCTACACCTAAAGGTTCGTAGTCAAACGTATAACCAGGATTACGACGAAGCCACTTCGTTGCTACTTCTTCGTCAGTGCCAGTAAAACCGTATTGCGGCTGACGACCCTCAAACAGTGTTGCATCGAAGGTTTGAAACCATGAAAGCCATTTAGGTAGATTGCCTTCAGCATCTACGAACTTAGCGATCAACGGTGCGAAGATCAACGTTATAACTACAAACAGCAATGATGCAATTGCGTAAAACGGGTATAGGATGAGATACATTATTGGTCCTTAGACGAAGAGTGTTGGATCTATGGCGTTAGAGACTTGAATCAAGTTATAGCCATAAGGCGTTTCGTGAGTACCATCTCCTGTCACTGCACCGGTAATTCCTGCAGATCCAGTAGGAGCTTTCCATAGACCACTGTCACGAGCCGATTCTACCACATCTGCAACTTCGAAGTAAGCCCATAGCGGACTTGGTTTAGTACGAATCCAGTTATTAAGAAGAATGCGTTGTGCATTCGATGCCACTACTGTCTGGTTAGCTACGGTAGCCCAAGCATCAGTGCTTGTACTTACTGGTGGAATCGTTGACTGAGAAATCTTCTTAGTCGGGAACAGCGCATAACCAGCCTGAAGCGCTGTCTGGATAACTGCTGCTGTACGGCCTGCTGTAAGATCGTTAATACCATATTCGAAATGAACGTGGGTATGATATTGAGCCAATGCTGCACGTAGAGTATGTGATGCATTAAAGTTCTGAATCGTGTCAGTCTCACAACCGACATTGCAGTACGGACGATCATAGTCTAGTGAACGGCATACTTCGCCAAGACCCCATCTTCCGAAATTGGCTGATGAACCAGTTGAAACAGCTGTAGAATCTGATCTTCCAGAAAGTCTAGAATCACCATAGCAAATAACTGATGGTACTGAAGACATGCCTAGAACGACTAATGGAAATACCGCAAATGAACCTGTTGCTGCTCCACCTGTAGCCGTTGCGCCAGTAAGAACAGCTCTTGGGTCATTGGTTTGTGCTGCGGACCATACTACCATATTTGATTCTTGAGCAGTTGTAGTAGCAGTGGCTGAACATGGCACGTTAACGGCGCTTGCATATTGAATGTACGTACGCACCCAGAATTGAGCACCACTTGGAATACTCACCGGGATAGCATCGGTTGTAACATTTGCACCTGGAGTAGCAGTAGCGGAAGGAGAGTGAGGAACACCAGACGCAGCCGACCACTCAGCTAATGTAAATGTACCTGCTGGATATTCAATACTAACGTAGTATGTTGCATTCACCGCAATGGTAAATTCCTGGACGTTGTTAGCATACCAGTTACCATGTACTACTTGTACTGATGTAACAGCATCACCTTGATTTGTATGCAAGGTTCTTGAATACGAAGCTATTTGAGGAGCTACTGTATACGTTTGATAATTCTGACGGCAACGAGTAGCAATGTTACGCAGAGTTTGACCTGGAGGGGTCGTAGGACCAGAACCACCTCCACTGCCAACGCCAGCAAGCTTAAGAAGCTTTTTGAATTCGCCTAGACCTAGACTCATTGCTTCACCCAAGCGCTTTCGCTAGTTAGATTACTGCCAGTATAAGTGTAGGTCTTGACCCAAGTGCTAACGCCATCGGTGATGGTATCAGTGATAAGATTGTTTGAACCGTCGTAGCCGTAAGTATGGGCTAGAGAGGACGGACTAATTAGTTGAGAACCAGTTGAGTCAAATACTAACTCAATGGTTGCATCGGTAGAAGCGGAAGTAAAAGCCATGATCGGTATCCTGGAAAGATACCTCTATTTTACTCGGAACTAACTATTCCCGAGCCGGTAGTTGCAGTGTAAATTCCAGCGTTGTCACCGATAATATGTCCTTGATCTCCAACTCGGTGGAAGGCATTGCCGTTTATGTCTTTGCTAAGACCAGATCCAGTAGTGGCCACGGTCTGATGACCGCAAGTAGCGTTGCCTATTGCACCGATTGTGCAAACGATCAATCCATCAGCAGTAACAGTAGTGCCTGGATTACTAATGAAAGTAGTAGTGTATGGAGTAGGAGAAGCATGGAGGTGACAAATACCCTGTCCTTGATCTCCAATACGGCAGACAGGTTTCTGAGCCATTATGCTACCGTATCAGAGAGAATGGTTACGAAGCCGTTCATGAAAGGAATACGCTTACCTGTGTCCGAAGTCAGGACAAGGTTATAAACAGCGCGGTTCCATAGAACATCTGTTGTTTGGGCAGCTGTGAATGTAACTGTGACTAAGCCAGTATCTCCACCAAGCGTAATGCCGCCAAGCGTAGTTGAAAGCTCAAGTACGAAGTTGCCATTAGCGTAGCCATCATACGTGCCGTTCATGTTTTCCTTGAGCTTCATATCTGCTGAATAACCAGTCAGATCAATGGGTAGGCCTGTTTCAAGGTTTACATATAAAAAGGACTGAGTAAAATCAGTCCCTTCGGTTAGTTCAAAGTGAGTAACGTTTCTTGTCATGGTTTAGAGCAAGCATTAAGTGCTGCTTCTAGTTTAATCGTATATGCGATCAAGTAGTCGTTCTCAGCTGCGAGCAGAGCCAAGTTGTTGTAAAGCAAATCGCCTTTTTTAGCCTGTGTAAACACATACTTAGGCTTTTGGATATTCTGCTTTTCACACTTGACTTGAATAGGTACTTGCACTTCTTTAGTAACGTACTGAATCTGGGGCTGAGCCGCTCCAAACACTGTACAGCCAGACAGAAGCATAGCTGCGATGATGATTAATTTTTTCATGATGACTCTTACGGTTGATTAGCTTGACGATTATCGATTAACTGATCCATCAATGCTTTACTATTGGCATAATCGTCTGTGCCAGTAGGCTTTTGTGCAAGAATCGTTTTGGCGTGGGCTGTGCGTGTCTTAGCCTTAACAGTAGCTTCGCTAACTGCAACGGCAGCAGAGGCAGTAGCTGCGGCATCGGCTTGGGCTAGAGCTTGAGTATTGGCACTGCAATCGCTAGCTGCCGCTTCGAATTGAGCAGCAGTAGCCTGTGAGGAACCGATTTTTTGGTTTAGAGAAGCGATGGTTGTGTTGAGCGTTCTGATGTGGAAGTACTCTACGGTGCAGAATAGTGCTAGGACTATAACCGTCACACCAATGACGATACCGAGCCAGTGCGAAAAGAATGCCTTAATAAGTGCAAATGAAGTAAACATGTTTTGTCCTTGAATTAAGAGGAGTCTATTCCACACTGACTCGGTTGTCAATTACTTCTTAGTAGCGTCAGTGTCAGTGAATGCCTTAGCAGCAACACCAGCACCGATTGCAGCAAAGCCACCACAAAGGGTAGTGAAGGCCAGTGCCATGTTTTGGCCATCGAAATGACCTTGATAAATACTTGCTGCGTAGCCAGCGACGAACATAACTACGGTAGGAACGCTTAGCCCCATTGATAGAATACGAACTGGACAGAAACTTACGCCGTCGTTTTCTGTGATTAGATCTTTAATAAATTGTTTGATTGAGAACATGGTTTAGTTAACTCCGAGGACTTTCTTGGCACGAGCCCAGTAGGCTTGTCTGTCTGCCAGACCATTGGTGCCGCCATTAATCAGTTTAGTTACTTTTAGAAAGGCATCGTCTGTATTCAACTTGGCTAAGTCTGAGAGGTTCTTATTCTTCCAGAATTGTCCTGCTGATAACGCGGCCCATTCAGGCAAAGCTAGATCGGTTGGATGTGATAGAAAATCGTGGTCCAGAGCCATTGTCATTGCAGCGTAATTGGATCTGCCTGTAACCTGGATTAGACCTCGACCCTTAAACAGCACACCATCACCCTTCTGACTATTTCCTAGATCCTTACGCCCTTCATAGGCTTGTCCTGAAGCGAGTTCTGTCGTGTAGATACACCCACAGCTCTCGTGCATGACTTGAGCGATGAACATAGCAACGACTGGCATATCAGTAATGCCGTATTTAATCAACGTTTCATTGATAGGATCTGTGAACGTATCCAGACGAGCTTGATTCATCGTCGGAACAATTGCTTTGAGTTGTGCTTGTGTAAGTATCATGAAAAAATCACCGCTAGTTGCCTATACGGTGATTTTAGGTGAAACGTCAAGTGTCTAGTTGTTACAAAGTGTTATGTGCCGATTGCAAGCCAAGAACATCCTGTTGAACCAGCTCCAGCAGAAGGAACGGTTAATTTGAACTGTGTTGTGCTAATAGCCTGGATACCTACGCCAACGCTGTTTGTTGTAAGGGAGAGATTAAAACCTAAACTTGCGTAAGTAGCTAGACAATTATTTGGAAACGCAATTGTAAAGTTGCTAGTTGTAGTTGTCTGCGCAGAATAGTTTCCATTCCCCCATTGTATAATAAGTCCGCTTGGAAGTTTTTGATAACCAGCTGTTGATAACGGGGAAATTCCGAACCCTCCTGAATAACTAAGTACCCCGACCCCTATGGCTCTCCATACGCTAGAACCCGTTTTAACAAAGGTCATTGAATCTCCTGGCCCCAGAGTAATAGTTGTTAGTGAATTTCCCGTTGGACTAATAACGTCAGCTCCCTGAGAGTTAATAGTTTTATTAACGCTAGTAGTTGTGTTATGAACAGTTATACAGGCGCCGTTTGGAAAACTTGTTGTTAATGGAAGAGTCGCAGTTTGGGCACCTGCGGCGGTAAACAATACAAATTTACCAATATATGTAGCATCCATAGTTACTGGGGTTGTCCCCACAATTACTTGATCTGAAAAATTACCAAGCGCTGCCTGTACAAACCCAGTAGTTGATAAGTTTTGACCATTATCAAACTGCGGAGGAGTAGTTGTTGTGACGAAGCTTGACCCTGCCGTAAGCAGATCGGTCAAATTTCCTAAATTTCTTGTACGTGCCATTTTTATTTATTCCTTAATTACCGACTGCAAATACAAAGTAAGAAGTAGCAGTACTTCCGCTAGTCGGGTTACCTACTGTACAGTTAGTAGTTGATTTATTAAAAACTTCAGGAGTAGCGTAGTTTCCAGCTGCTCCAAAAGCGGTGGCAACTACTCCAATACACTGAGTTGGAAACGAAATAGGAAAACTTACAACCGCAGTACTGTTAAATGCTACCGCTGTGCTATAGTTCCATTGCATTATCAATCCGCTAGGCAGTTTCTGAAAACCTGATGTTGCAAAGCTTGGCGCAAATTGTGCAGATAATCCAATCTGAGCTGATCCGCCTATTAAATACCACTGATTAGTACCCATGTATACAAAAATTGCTGAATCACCAGCATTCAAAACTACAGAAGTAGTATTATTTGAAAAATTTGTAGAAATAACATCTGAACCCTGTCTTTGAATAGTATTAGGTCCACCGCCACTAACGAACTCTACTCTAGTACCAATAACCACAGTTGACGCTAGTGGCAAAGTTACCGTTATGTTATTGCCTTGAATATTACAAATTGCACCTGCAACTTGAGCTGCTGTTAAAGTTGTAGTAGAAGAAATGCCAAAATTCGTGGAGTGTTGCACACCGAACTGTCTAACCCAACTAGTGCTTGCATTTCTAATCGTATTATCGAACTGAGGTGCAGTCGTAGTACGTGAAGCGCTTTCCAATGCAACAATCCAAGACGTGACCATGTTTTGAACAAGGAAACGTTCACCGGGCAGAATTGAAATTGAAGAGAAGCTTGAACCAAGCAGGAGGATAGAGTCTGATCCTGCAGCATTAATAGTGCATAGAGCAGAGCTATTATTGTAAATGCTGTATGACCTAGACGGGAAATTAACACCATCTAGTACAGGAAGAGTGATTGTGTAACCACCAGCTCCAGTAATCATGAATTGCTTGTCATACGTTAGCGCACCGACTCCAAGAGTCGTATTGCCTACGATTGTGACTACGGCTTGCTGATTAGGAAGCTGGGTTGGGTATAGCGGAGTACCAAAATAGCTCATAGTTTATAGTTTCTAAAAACTACGAGCAATCATTGTGTACTCGTAGTTGAATGTTCTTTCTCAATGAATTTTAATACTTTCTCTTGGGTTAGACTTGTGCCAGACCCAACTATGTTAAACAGATAATATGCAGCGCCCCAAATCATGAACACTAGAACAGATAGGTTCAGGAGTAATTCACTGGGCTTGACTATTTTATTATCCAGCAGCACCAAGCAATAAGCGTTGCTAAATGCTGAGATCGAAAGAAGTATTAGAATATAGCGAAGAGATGTGAACCACTTATTCTTGATGTTTTTCTTCTTAATTACAAACGCAAAAAAGAAACCACAAAAACCCATCCCTACCGAGATTAGTAGGTTCAGAACAAGCGGTACATTTACTGTAGACAGCAGACTTAAAAGAGTTGAGATCATTTGTTTTCCTCAAATGGCCCACCTTGATATTGAGAAGGTGTAGACCGGCGATCTTCAATGACTATCGTTTCTTGAATGACAGGCTTCTCGTCTTCACGAGGACCGATTACTCTTTGAACAATCTGGTCAACTGCTTCTTCGCCTCTCCGGTCAATCCATTTGAGAACTGCTCTAATTACGTAGACACCAACCGCGCCTAATGCCCAAGAGAGAGCTACTACACCCTCTGTTGAATGTACATTGGCGTTATCAGCGATCCAAGGACCCATGAAAATAGCGAAAGAAGATCCCACTATTGCCATGAATAGAGCATTCTTGAAACTAGTCTTGTTTTGATCACTTAATGCAAGAATAGGAACGACAGAGCCAGATACACCCGCAAGGATGGACCATGCTTTAGCAACAGTAAAGATTGCCCCGGCAGATGTAGTGACTGGCTCGGCCATGAAATATTCCCCTATTAATTTAGTATTATGTCGAAGCTAGTACTTCGAATTTCTTTGCATTTTGTAACTGATCTGTAACAGCGCCTGGCCAAGGAATAGATGGTAACCCTACTGGGGTCCATCCACATAGTTTATATATGGTAGCTGATAGTGCGCTGCATACTAAGTCGGATCCATCCGATTGTGGAAGAGGAATACCGAACACTTTGTAACCAAAGATACGAGCCAGATCAACGAATCCATAAGGAATTCTAGAGCCAAGCTCAGACCAGATTACTGCCTCACACTTGTCGCGGTCAACTGGACACTCGAAAACGTCAAAGTCGTAGTCCGCTTCTTGTGAAAGGGGAACGACGTTGCAGCCTCCAGCGTTTGTCTGAGCCAACAGCAAACGACCACCCGCCCAAATTGCAATGCCCGTATGGGTGTACGGACTATTCGTTACAATTCGAGTCGCAATGGGCAAGAATCCAGTTTTCTTCTTTACAGCTATCAGATCACCGGTCTTGATAGAATTGCGAACATCATCATACTTCATTTAAAACTCCGGGTTATTCGACCGAAGCTGAGCCTGCTTGTGCTTCAATTTGTGCAAACGCGGCTTGGGCCGTGCTTACAGCTGAGTTAACAGCATCTACCGTAGTTGCTGCACTCACTGCAACCTTTGCTGTACGACGTGCGGTTTCAATTGCTGCTGCAAGATTGCACCATAGGTCATACTGGGCGAGAATGTCGTCGCATGCGTCTTTAGCAGCCTTGTCAGTAGCATCAGCTTCGGCTTGTACCAGACCTGGAACTGTGCCAGTGTAGTTAGCTGCCTTGAAAGCAGCAGCTTGGTTTTGCTTTAGCAGATATGTAGCTACCTGACCTGAGTTAGCTGTGATGAATTTTCCACGAAGCACTTCAGCAGCGTCATCAAGCTGTACAAGAGAAGCCGCTTGAAGATCTGCAAGTGGCATTGCAGGCGGATCAATAAGAATAGGATGACCACTATCGTCTGCTGAGATTAATTTACCAGCTGATTGACCTGTGAGAAGAGCTTGGTGCAGTACATCTGTGATAGCTACTGCGTCTTGAGGAATTTGTGCAGCTGTGTGGATTGTGTCATCGTAGAATCCACCAGTTGATTTTGCATAAAAAAGTGCCATTTGTTTGCCTTTGTTAATTACTATGTGATTTTAATACTTACCAACCAATTGCCATCCAGGAATATTGACCAGATAGAGTAGAGTTATTTCTTAATGTAAATGTAGCGTTATTAATTGCTTGCCAACCACCACTGAAAGGAACCGTACCATTGGCTGGAGATTGAGGAGTAATCATAACCTGAAGTAGACCGTTTGGCATAGCTACTGGTAATGTTACAGTTACGCTTGTACCTGTTGTTACAGTAGCTGTAGCACCCCACTGCATTAGAAATCCGCTTGGAAGTCTTTGAAGACCATTTGCAAGAAGGGATCCGGAAGCTCCTCCACCTACAAGATTCCAGCTTCCGCCATCTGAAATACATTCTACTGACACTCCTGATTGAAGTACAAAAGTAGTTGAACCCCCAGCTGCCGCCCAAGGCTGAGAAAAATTTGATGTTGAAGAAAGTGTTACCGGGAATAGCGACGGATTAGTTATCAAATATGAAACACCTGATACCGGGGCGAAAGCATTAATGTTAGGGAGCGTTAAGGTAATAGGACCTGTCGCTCCAAACGAAGAAATTAAACTACCGACTTGTGCAGTTGTCAAAGTCTGAGTTGTATTTGCGTTAACTACACCTGATCTATTCCCCAATGCTCTTTGAACGAAAAAGGCATTTACATTTTGATTATTATTTAAAAACTGGGCGGGAGCAGTGCTAGTAACAGCCCCATCGATAAGTACAAGCTTATCTAATGTCTGGTTGTATCTAAGTGTAAGTTCCGAACCAGCTACCCAGTCGTTTCCAAACAATGCAACTGCAGCGCTATTGAAAACAATAGTCTTTGCAGGAAGGCCATTAATAGCAATAGTAGGCGTAGTAGAAGCATTGGCCGCAACTGCACGGACCTTGATATCCATACCATCTAAGAATGCTGCAAAAGTAGGAACTGTAGTTACGACTTGAGCGTTGCCAGTACCAGTAGCAACACCATAGAAGTTACTAGCAAGGTTATCTACTTGCTGTTTTGTGTAAATGTTTGATACTTGTACTTGTGAACGTGAGATAACTTCTACAATGTCACCGTTAGCGAATGCGCCTGAAGCAAGTACAATGTTCGCACCGTCAGTGCCGGTAAACTCAGAAAAAGGGTCGAGTTTAGCCCCGTTATAAAAAACGTCAACGTTGCCCGGAGAATACGGAGCTGAAAATGTAGTTTGACCTGCAGTTGCAGTAAGCCGAGTGCGAAGCTCTTGCTCTCTGTAATCTGCTGGAGGTACGCCGTAATATTCTAAATCGACTGCCATTATTTACCTTATGAAAGTTCTAGTACGCTAAGACTTACTCCGATCATCGCCGCTGTGTCAGCAGTAGCGTATAGAGATTCGCCTGTGTTCAATACGATTTTAGGTGCCTTTGAAGCACTGCCGTAAGGAACAGGGATACTATTAAGTTCACTGTTATAAGTTGTACCATCAAACTTTTCAAGAGTTAGAAAGTGCATCAGTTTGTTAGTATTGTCTAGGTTAGGAAACGATCCACTGAAGACAATACCAGTTGTACCAGCTGGAACTGGACCATAGATAAGAGTACGTGAAGTGCCTACCGTAAGTCCGTTTGTTGAGTGTTTAAAATTCTGTGCCATTTAATTAAGAACCAAGAAGAATTGCGTAAATCAGACCGTTGTTTGCAGCTATGTTAAGCGCATTCAAGTTAGAAACTTCGCTTTGATAGACTTGGTAGCTATCAGATGCAGCCGGTGCAAAAGGTAAAGCCGTGGACCAGTTAACAGTGTTGCCTGTAATCGAAGTAATCGCTCTTACTAAACCTTTGTTTTGTCCCGTCAGGAACTGGATAATATACTTACCTGCAAATGGCAGGGGAAGAATCGTTGAAGCATTAGTAATCGAAACAGAAATCGTAGTTCCAACTCCAGCTAGCGTGCCTGAAGTAATAGAAGTAGGATAATTGGTAAAGCTCCATACACCACTTGTAACATTGGTGTATGCAAGAATAGGGTTACCACCGTCATCGGTGGTTTCTGTAACGTAGCTGTTAGCATCAGAGCCAGCAGGAGATGACAGAGCATCTAGGCTGGCGATTGGAGCTACGCGGTCTTGGAGACGGGCAAATGATTCGTAGGTTGTAGCAGTAGCACGGTTCTCAATACGAGTACCAGCTTGATACGTACCTGCAACGCCTTCGAATCCACGGATACAGTTGATAAAGCTATTACCACTAACACCGCCTACGAAGATTACTTCTTGAGTTGAACCGGTATCAATCGTCGCTAAGAAGAATTGACCAGCAGCAGGCTGAGGAAACGTAGAAGCGTTAGCTACTTGAATTGTTGTGTCGCCAGGCTGAACCGAAGACGCAAGAGTTGTCTTCGCATTGTTGGCATATAGTCTTGTACTTTTGGTCATATTTAAGCGATAGTAATAACTTGGGTGTTGCTAGCAGCCAGCTTTAGAGCGGCGCTTAGGTTTGTTACGCCTTGTGTAATCGCTGCGATAACAGATGCAGAATTCTCGGTGACGTCAAGTGTAATTTTAGCCTGATTAGATCTAACGAATGCATTTCCGAATTTAGGGATAGCGGTTCCTGAGAAGATCTGAAAACGTGTCAATTCCTCTGTATTAGCTACGCCATAGTAATCTCCTAGAGAGGTAGTACCGGTGTTTTTATAGAGGAAAATATTTTGTGGCAAAAAGCTACCATCTAGAATTAGGGCAGTGATTGTAACCTTGTCGGCTTCTAGTTGAGTAGTGATTTGCAGTTGTGATGGTTGGGCGGGCATGTTAGAATGTCTTTATCATGAATTATTCACGTATATACAGTAATCTTATTTTAAGAGCCCAGGTTAGAACTTTAGCCGAAGACGTCTACACAGAGAGCCATCACATTGTACCGAAATGCATTGGCGGAGATGATTCTAAGTCTAATTTAGTCGAACTTACGCCTGAAGAACACTTTTTAGCACATCAACTACTAACGAAAATACATCCAAATGAATATGGGCTAATCAAAGCAGCGAATATGATGACCGTAGTTGGTAACGGTCAAAAACGAAACACTAATAAACTGTTCGGATGGCTGAGAAGAAAACATTCAGAGGCGTGTAAAAATATGCCTCAAGAGCAGAGAGATAAAATAGCTGAATCGCTACGAGGTAGAGTACAAACAGAGGAACATGTTAAAAACATGATATCTGGCAGAGCAGGATATAGACACTCCCAAGAAACTATAGAAAAAATTAAAGCGTCTAATAAAGGACTCAAGCGATCAGAAGAAGCGAAGAAAAATATAGCAGCTTCTAAAGTCGGCAGACCTTCTCATAGAAAAGGTACTAAACATTCAGAGGAGTCTAAACTTAAAATGTCTTTAGCAAAGACTGGTAAAAAATACGGCCCCAGAGGGCCGTATAAAAAGAAAGTTACAAGCACTTCCGTTCAAGACATCTGAATTGTCCATTCATAGTGCACACTGAATTCTGCCGTTTTAGGAATTCCCGGAAAAACTTTAATATTGAACATCGTACCGGAGGTTTTATATAATGCAGCCTCTGTTATAAGAGCCCCGTTTGCAGTACCTTGGTCAACGTCAGCAATAAACGTTACAGAAGGAGCTGCATTATTAATGGTAAATGAAGTCGGTACGCTAAGAAGAGGCGTAAACAAAGAAGTCATTGCCTGACTAATCGGCTTTGGAAAAAGGCCCTGAGGGTCGATACATCCACCTGTTCCAATGTGCAGACTTGTAATAGGATCTGACAGCTGATTAGCCACGTATAGGCTACTCAATAGAACTTGTTTAGCCGTTAGCACGATAAGATTTTTCTTTTCAAAGGCTAGTTCTTTACGACCGTCTGGATACCATTTCTCTACTCTGAGAACGCCCTCCAGAGGGATAAGGTTTACCATCTTAAGAAGACGTTTTGCAAATCGGTTAATAAGATCTTTCATGTTTTAGCTGAGTTCTTGTGCATGGGTGATCACTGTGCCACCCCTTGTAATCGTCACTGACGAGTTATATTTATCCGAATAAGTGTTCGGTGATACAGAGTTATTATAACCGGATTCCTCGTTAATCGCAGCTCCGTCGATTTCAGAGCCATCGTTCGGATATACTAGATCTGCTCCACGCAACGTATATTGCGGAGTTCCAATTGCTTGGTGTCCACGAGTAAGGGGCATGTCATAAGTAATGACTGCACGGTCCATTTCGTCTACTGGAAAGTATTGAGGAGCATCGATTGACTGGTTACCAGTAACCCAGTAAATGCCAACGGTATCTTCCAGAATACGAACACCCATCAAGTAATCGGATAGTGTGATATCAGCAGGCGTAGGTGCATACTGTGCTTGGAAACCAAGCTCGGGAATAAGTGCGCCAAGATATCCTACGTCAGTTCCACGGAAAAATAGAGTATTAAAAAACGTTACAAGCGGATTGATAGTAAATGACGAGCCACTATCGTTAATAGCCGCAACGTTGATTGCCTGACCTGAGTTAGAAGGGTTGAAAATAGTGAAGACCCATTGTCCAGTCGGAGGTATATCAGTTCCTACAGATAAACATTTAGCAGCAATGTCATACTGCTTGGTGATGTAAATAGGAATTACACGCATACCAGCAGGAATGTCATACCACGATACTGCCTTACCATTAGCTACGGTTAGGTCTGCACGACCGCGATTGAATGCAACCTTGTTTCTGCGGATATGTACTTGGTCATGGTCACGTTGGAACATCGTTGTAAGCCAGCTAGTTTCCGGTGTAGTATTCTCACGGAACTGAGCTTGTGGGTTGATGAAGCCTGACAGTGAACCACCGTTTACAGTAGTCTGAGTACCGTTAATAAGCTCATTGGTGCCGAGAATCTTAGTAACCCATTGCGGGACATTGGACCTGATGAACGTAGGGCAACCACGCTTAATAGGGTCGTCAGTATTATCCCGACGCATTCTTGCAATCGGGTATTGAATTTTTTCACAGCGACTTGGATCTAGACGATATGTGCTTAGATCATCAGTAAGCGTAAGCTCTTCTGTCATCGCAGTAATAGACCAAACGTAAATCGGTTGAGTGTACGTAGGTTTTACTTTGTTGATGATGTCTGATAGTTGCTGGAACGTTTGAATATTTTTGAACGAGTCTACCTTTACGTTTACAAGGAACGTATGTTTCTTAAGGTAGGTGCGCATTAGATAATCGAAGTGACTGCCTTCCGTAGCGTATCTGTCCTTCTGGCCATCCGGTAGTTCAGGGATGATTGAAGCTGGGATCTGTAAGTTGATCCACCATTCCCCGTCACTCAGATAATCCTGAATTTCAACCCACTGTGCAAGCTCTTGGCCTGTGACGATGCTGTCACCGGGAGCAACCGTAGGCTCTACTCCGAATGGAATAACGTACTGGTTCTGGTCGGTAATAACGATGAACTGATCTGTCTCAAGATAGTTACGAACATCTAGGACGGTTTCATCAGCCCGAGCCAGTGGCATACCTAGAACTAGGTTTAGACCCTTACGGACTAAGTCTAAGGTAGGGCCATTAACGTATACGTAGTACAGGCCATAAACGAAGTTATAGAACGAGTCAGTTGAGTTTTCTGGATCAACACCAATCAAATCTCCGAACATGGTCGAGATAAGACGTTCATCGATTTCAGCATCAACGAACCACATAGCGTATTGACGTACGCCATTAACATCAGTGTTTGACGAGAAGCCTTTACCAGAAATGTCTGCGGCGAAACGAACGTTCACTGAACCATCATCAGCAAGTTCAAGACGATAGTCAACGTCTTCCTCAAGAATTACTGTAGGAAGGAACGGACGGTTAGCAATGAAACGGCTTGACGTAATCGTCTTGTTAAGCTTGTATGTATTTACTTGACCTTGAACTGCATTTGATGCAGGAAGAATAACTAGCTCAATAGCTGAGCCAATCGTTTCCTGAATAGTCGTAAGGCTAATTGATGAGGTAAGCTGCAGGAATTGACTGTATGCTTCCGAAGCACCCTCAGTGCCAGCTTCAAGAATAAGGTTCATACGATCTGTATCCTCGAACAGAACCGTGAAGAAGTCTGATATACCGTAGAGGTACGTCATGTTCGTCAGATTCTGCCCGATATTCAGGCCGTTTTCAGTGAAGTTAGCACGAGTCATGTTTAAACAGTTTGGTTATTCGTTGTTACGTTGTTCAGTATAAAGATGTTAGTTCTATCTGCTGGATCAAGGTAATCAGTAATAGATCCTGTAGTCGGTGGAATCAAGTCTCTTGTGAAATGAGTATATGTAATTCCAATCGGCGTTTTAATATTTGTAATACCTGCTACTGAGAGCTGAGCCATTAGATCTGAAACAATCAATGTACTACCTGGATCCATAGAACTTAAGAAACTCTTTGTAGTCTCAGTGATTACCGTTGCATCTGGAGCAGCGCCATTATATCCCGTCACTGCTAAATCAAGCAAATAGAAGTTAAAGCCACGAGCAAGCAAATCACCACAAAGAACTCGGTTAGTTGAGTTCTCAAGATATGATTGTACGCTATCAACGTTATCAAAGAAGCTAATCTGGAAGCTCGCTGTTTTATTAGCGTAGAGTGGACCGAAGCTTACGATAAGATCCTGACGTGAACTAAATCCATAATCAAACCAAGGAATTACTGAGTCACAAACTGCATTAACGGCAGTGCCAGCAATAAAACTAGGAACTGCGAATTGGAACTGATCTTTATTCAAAGCGTTAGTAACAAGCCATGTTCCGTTAAATCCGGCAACTGAAGAGTTACGAATAGTCACGTAACGGTTTGAAGTAATGCCGTGGTTAGGAACTGTCACTGTTACAGTCGTGCCTGTGCATGACATAGTAACAATGGCCTGACTCTGAGTATTCTTGTTCTTAAATGTAAATGGAACAGCGTAGTTAATAACAATGTTATTAGTAACCGTAGCATTGACCCAAAGACCAGGCATTACGATGTCAAACGCATTTGCGCTTAGTACGTTTACAGAGAAGCTTCCTGAGATTGAGGGGTTGGCAATAAGCATTGATGAGCCAGAGCCAGGAGCTGCAATATTAAACGCTACGATGTAGTTGAAAGTATTAGCGTCAACTACGTTAATCGGGAACGTACCATTGTACTGAGAAGGACTTACGCCTTGAATAGTTACAGACGTACCGCTGGTTAGGCCGTGGTTTGTAGCTACGACCGTCACCGTAATTGCAGAGCAAGAAATGGAGACAATGGGGATAGTCTCAACAAGTCCTGATACTGTGACCGTTTGACCAGTAGATAGGCCATGTCCAGTAGAAGCTACGTGTACAAGCCCCAGGTTAGCTGCAACGGTTGTGCTTGAAGCTGCTATTGTAGCTAAGAATGGAATTGTATCGTCTGAGCTTCCACCGCTAACTGAGCTACGTGAAAAGTCATAGATTGCGCCAGTGAGATCAGCATCACCGAAGTCATCTGTCGTAACCTGTACGATTGACGTAGCAATTGTGTTGCCACAGTATACGTCCACCATACCACCGTTATGAATAAGCAGCGGAGCATTCACAGCTTGAACTGTAGGCAGAACAGTGCAGATCGTAGCTGCAGTTGCCATCTGGTATGTAAATGTAGATGTGTCAACAACTGTAATAGTGTAGCTGCCGTTATAGGTCGTAGGTGCAGCACCTACAATAACAACAGTTTGACCTGAGTTATAACCGTGATTAGACAATACAGCAGTAGCAGTCGTACCTGAGCTGGTAAGCTGCGTAATGAGCTGAGCTAGCTGGCCAGTAAACACTGCCTGGATTTGGTCACGGATCATTTCCGGATCACCCATACCGATTGAGGTGATTTTGTCCAAGAAGTTAAAGTTGCTCTGAAGGTTAGAACTGATCGAAGGGTCGTTAATCAGATTACGGGTAGAAATAGCATTCTTAGCCCGTGTGATAAATTCTTCATTTGTCTCTGACGATACAGAAGTATCCTTCAGGTAGTTAATTTCTGCGTGAAGGAAGTAGGGATCAAAGTTTGAAAAGTAAAGCAGCGAACCGGAGCCGATGTTGTATTGTGTACCCTCTGCTTCAGCTACAAGGTCGATATCTACGTAATATTCGTTCTGGAATGCGTCGTATGTCAGCAAGCCTGAACTGAATGTAACAGCAGCCTGCGGGAAGAACTTTGAAATGTTGTCCGTTGAGAAAAAGATATCAGTTGTCAATGATATGTTCTTCTGCTTAGCAAAGTATAGACGTGCATTTATAACAGCACGAGTACCAAGATTACGGTCAATGAACCAGTTTGAAAGAATGTTATCAACGATACTAGTAGGAGTCGTATCGTCTACTCCAGTTATCGTATTCTGAGCGAAATACGAATCGATAGCAAGTCTAACTAGTGCAAGCAGCATAGCGGATGGGCGCAAAACTAAGTCTCTTAGGCCGGTTCCTTCGCGGGTATCTAGGTCTGGGAACTGCGCTTCAAGGATTTGTTTAGCCAATAACTCAGCCTCCAAGATGTCCTGAGCTGTTGGAGTCAATCCGGGCAAAACACTGTAAAAAGAAGCCATGCTATAATTACCTATCCGTTATATTTGAGATTATAAAGTGTCTATTTTAAATAAACAATACATTTGCAGCTTGAACCAAATACTCGATAACTGTGTATTTGTCTGTCAACCTACCAGAGGTATCCCTCTAGGAGATTTTAAAGTATCTGGTGTGTACGCCATATTGAATACATATAATTCAAAGATTTACGTCGGACAAGCGGTAGATCTTAGGAACAGATATGAAAACCACTTTTATAGATTGAAAGCAGGAACTAGTAAAAATAAACACCTACAATCGGCCTGGGACTTATATGGCGAAATCAATTTTAGATTTTATATTCTTGAAGTATGTGAGATTGAACATTTGAACCAAAAAGAACAAACACTACTTGACACGTTTTTTGGAGAATTTTCTTACAACATGTGTCCAATTGCTAATTCTAGTCTAGGGTTTAAACATGAGGAGTCCACTATTCAGAACTTGAGAACAATTGCTACCTCTGAAGAATCTAGAGAACGTAAATCAAAGATAGCAACTACTATGTGGAAAAACACAGAGCATCGAAATCACATTTCTAAATTAGCGTCTTCTCAATGGGAAAATGAAGAGTATAAAAACTACATGTTTACTAAAAGAGACGAATATTTAAATTATGAGAAAGGTAAGAAAGCTCTAAGTAATAAAAGCATTTCTCAATGGCAAAATGAGGATTACAGGGCTAAGTTTGACAAAACAATATCGGATAAGCGAGCTTCTAGATTGGCTCACCTATCGGAGAAAGAAAGAAATAAGGAAGAGACCCGATTAGCAAAAAGAAAAATAGCTAATGATAAGTACTTATCCAAGAAAAAAGCAGAGCGTGAAGCCCTGCTTTCTAATAACCCTGCTATTTAGACATCTGATCAGACAGCGGTAAATCGAGTTGGGGGAACGGGACCGCTATTGAAGCCATAGCTCCGGCCACGGTAAGTATCCTTAAATAGATAACAATAGATTCTTTAGTCACATCGATACCAAGCAACTGCACAGTCTTTAATTGGCTAGCCACGTCTGAGTCAGTAGTATTCATAATGTACTGACACTGACTCTGTGCATCGGTAATCTGCTCAGTTAGATCAGCAATCAGAGTAGTGTCAGTATCTTCAACACGATTAGCATTGACAACAAAGTCAGAGAAGAATGTGCCTTGAGCTGGGATAATAACGTTGCTACCCTTACGAGTAAATAAGATCTTAAGAAACATTTGAGCTACTTTCTGTAGACCAGTTACCTTGCGTGGTGTATCCGCAATTTCAAAAATTAACTGACTCTGCGGGAAGCCCCCTGGGAACGAAATGAACAGTAGATCATAAGTCCCGCCCTGCGGTAGATTGGAAGTTGTACCAATACGTTGGTTGAAGTTAAAGTTTAAGCCAGCCATTACATTGTACCTCCAGGTGTTACGATACCACTCAGCGTGCTAACAGTCGAAGTTTTAAGAGTCGAATAGTAATTCGATTCATCAGTTGCTTCGCCTTGACCATCACCGTAGTAATCGCCTTTGTTCTTTGTTCTCATAGCAAATTCACGTAACACTGAAGTGATGTGATGAATACTCTCAATAGCAGCTCCGTTTGGGTAATTGGAACTGCCTGATTGAGCCATCGCTGTTACTCGGTGAAGCTCAGAAAAATCGATGGTTGTAACGTAATCGTTGAAATCCGGACAAGCGCCTCCATTGGCAAGGTATGCCGTCATGTCAGAGAAGTATTTAGCCAAACTGTTATAAATCGTTTGAGCTTGGCCTACTGCCGAATTAGCGTCGATTGCCATTATAGTCCGATTTCTTTCTTAGTTTTATCGATTTTATTAATCAACTGTTTCTTAATGTAATTGTAGCGATTAATGTTCACACCTAGCTTTGCTGCGATTTGTGGTGCTGGCATTTCTTTTACATTATCAAGAATAAATTTTTCATCAGGAGTTAGCTGACTTAGGAGATACTCCATAAGCTCGGCATTCTCGTTGTATTGCGTAAACTCAGCTGGTTTATCCGATGCTGATTCACTCAAGTCAGAGTATAGAGAATTCTTGTATTTTACAACTTGAGCTTTGGACCAGCCAAGAGACTTAGCTAGTTCTTCTTCGGTTGGATCACGATTGAGCTGATCTGCCAATTCTTGATTGCTAGCGTTCCATTGACGGTACAATAGCTGCATATTTTCCGGAAGACGAACAGCATTTTGATATTTGTAATTTAGTCTTCGAACACGCTGGAGATAGTTCGTTACGTGAGTCGATAACTGCGTACCCTTTGAAGGATCGTAGGTCTTAATACCATTGATAGCCCATTTTTTAGCTTCTGCACTCAAAGCAGCGCTAGGAAGACTACCTGATTGACGATTAACTTCTTGGAAGATAACGCCACTGAGCTGATTTACAAGCTTGCCAAGATCATGCTTACTACCAGTCTGTTTCCATTGGTCAAACAGTTCTCGGTCTTTTGATCGATAATCGATAAACTCTGGCTTTGCTGTTTCTTCTGTCATTATAAGTAAACGCTGTAGTTGCTGTATACGCTATTTACATACCCAATCATATAGGCTTGTAGTCTAGCGGAAAATTTCTGCATCACGAAACAATCGTCTGCCCAGGATGTATCCGACAACATCCCAGATTGGTAAATGTTTGTCGGGATATTAACGCTTCTAGGCAGCCCGCCTTTAACTTCTCCAAGGGCTGCGAATCCATCTGTAATAGTTGATGCAATTGTCATAGTGTTATTTTACTCCTTAAGCTACGTGACCGCCAACTTCAGAAGAACTAGTTGTGTTATCTGGAGTCTTGGCCGTAGCCTGAGAATTGTTAATGAAGTCAGCAACTTCCTGATAATCCAAGAACAAGCTAGCACCAGGTTCAAGCAGTGTTGCAGAATCAAGTGCAGGGTTCTGATAGCTAATTGACGTTGGGTTGTAGTTAGCCGTAGTCAAATCGATAAATGTAATGCCAAACTTCGTTTGAATACTCTTCTTGCCCTCAATAGGTCTCATTACAAGACGTAGATTCCCCACAGCTGTCAAGAAGTCATTTCCCTCACCACCATTGGCAGTAGGCCTAGACGTTTCAGTGCTCTCAACAAGTAATCCGGAAACTCTCTTGACTGGAATAACCCGACCCATGTCAAAATCGTATAGATCATCAATAGCTACTGCGTTAACACCAAGCACACTCTTATAGAATGCATCGGCTGTAGCCTTAGCTGCTTCGTTGAATAGAATTGTACTATTCACTGTCAAATCATCTGGCGGATTGCCGTATCCATCACCATCTGTTGAAGACTTGCCTGACTGACCTGGCTCAGTATTAACAATGTTAAGCGCAGTTTGAAGCCAAGGATGTAGTGGCTGCATGAAGTAGTTAACCATCTCAGTATACGTACATGCTGCAACGAAGCCAATGCTTGTCGAAATGCCACGTGAAGTAAATGAGTGAGTCACTGATGAGCACATTGCATGGAAGCTTGGCGCATTCGGTGAATCATCCAGAATCTCCATCGGGTAGCCTGGAACAATATATGGATTGAAAATAGCATCAACGTTGCCCATACGGGAAGCAACCACAGCTTTCGTATACTCATAATCTGCCGTAGCAAAGAGTAAGCGTTGAAAAGGATGGATATCAGATTTCTGTGAATATGGGTCTAGCGAATCCTTATCTGTGTTACGAGTATCTTCTGACGTGCCATCATCAAAGACTGTAACGTCGAAACCATAACGATCAATCCACGCTGCATGCAAATCACACAACGCTTTGTAGTCTGGATCAGTCTTATCTGGCCATGCTTCATTGTTCGGTGAACCAAGGTCTTGAATCTTACCCTTGAGTAATTGAGCAAGCCAGTTAGGCAGGGTAATACGCTTATGTCTAACGCCACGACCTACTTCATATTTACCAGGCACATTAAATGATTGACCAGTAGTTCCCTGTAGGTTTACTTGGAAATTTGTACCCTTAGCAGCATTTGCCATTGCAGCACCATAAGCAATCGCTTCACGAATAGAATTCGGAGCACGGTACTGGCTACCAACTTGGCCTTGACTCCCAGGAATGATATCTGAGAATGCCGTGAGTCGGCTAGGAATCTGCGACTCATCTTGAGTAACGTTGATTGTTCCGTACATCTTGGGAAACAGCACGTTACAAATAGGGCTATAGTAAAACGGTATTTGTGGCTTAATGATTGTCTCAATAGCCATTTTATCAATCGTAGCGTACGTTGACGGAATGTCCAGATTACCTACGTCAGCATTAGGATCAAGCGGAACTTCAGCGGGGCTTGCCAATGTCAGAATCTCATATTCTACTGCTGAATAGAAATCAGAGAACATTTGCAGGAACGTAGTCATCTCACCTGAGAAACCAAGCATGTTGCCAATAGTACTAACTGCGAGTGAAGACTTAATTGCTGAAATGCTGTTAAGCCTGTACGCAGGCGGAACCATTACTGGCTTAGCCGTAGCTGATGGCGTGACTCCACCTGGACAATAGTCCTGTTTGCTAGAATCGATAATACTTTCGATTACTGTGTGTCCAGCAAGACGGTCGAAGAAGCCCAGGCCATCCTCAACGAGAGGAATGTACATGTCAGCCATAATCGTATTAAGCGTCACATCGGTATAGCATTCCTTCTTCAGTTGATTCCAGAAGTTCATGATAGCAGACGGCATACCCTTCAGTCTGTTTTCAAAGTTCTGGAAACGCTTGCTAAGCTTCGATACGTCGGCCTGAGACACGTTTGTGTTACTCGGGTCCAGTAAGTCTTTGGAATCGCTCTGAACGCCTGTAATCCCCTGCAAAGCCCTAATAATTGCGAGGGTTGAGTTTAGATTGTTAACCTTGGCTGTAGCCTGTTCCGGATTAGGATCGTTCAGGATCGTAGTAGCGTTTGAAGCGTATCCAGAGAACTCTAAAGTCACAGTGGTAAGCAGGGCATTTTTATGTTCACAATGAAACGTAATGCTTGAGCTACTATTCATACGTGACTTTGAATAGTTACCAACCAAGATATGTCCCCAAAATAAGAGACGGTCTCCACCATAGTTCTTATCACTATAGAAGATATGTACTTTCGGTTGATAATAGCGAGCTATATCAAGCAGACCTGGCTGCGGTGGAATCTGAATACTTGCAGTAGGGAGTGAACCAATGCCTTGAGAAATAGAAATAGCCTCGAAGGGAACTTGAACACCCTCGATGTATAACTTGATATCTTGATAGATTAAGTCGGTATTGTTTACATTGCCGTCTACTTGACCTTCATTCTCTGCTGAAATACCTGCATTGGCAAATACACTTGCGGCAGCAGACTGAGCATCAGTAGCGCCAGAAACAAGGCCGATAGCTGAGTTTGCAGCATTACCGATTGCGCTCTTAGCAGCAACAATGCTTGCAACTGTACTGTTCACTGAAGAAACTGCGGAGTTAACTGTGTTCGTAGCTGTGTTGTATACAGACGTGACTAGAGCATCAGCAGTGTTACCTGCTTGCACAAGCGCGGCATTTCCCAAACTCAGGGCAGGGGCTACAAAGTTACCATCAATAGCTGATAGCGAATTTCCAAAATTGCTTACACCATTCGAGATAGACTGTGTTGCAGCACTTTGAATGTCGAAAAGGGTTACGCTAGTAGCTGAAGGGAAGGCAGAGTTAAAACTTGAATCTACAGCAGCATACGCAGTGTTCGTAGCTGTTGCGATAGCGTTTTGTTGAGCAGGACCTGTGGATTGAGACAAGGCGAAGTTACTCATCTGGGTTACAGGAGAATACAGCTGGCTGCTGTAGTCTGTGCTTCCAAGAGAGGTATTTACTGATGACAGTGTTTGATTACGAATACTATTAATCGACGTTCCAGCCTGTGAGAAGGTCGTACTCGTAATCTTTGAAAGTCCCTTGTTCTGGGACATCACTGTGTTGATTGTTACGTTTTTAATTGCGTCGAATAAAGACATTGTTAGGTCACGTTAGCATAGATACAATTGATAGCTATAACGTACAGCGTTTTTTCTAACGTATCGTTAATCGTATCTAGATAATCCCTGTAATCTTGTGGGATCAAATCTACTTCCTTTGTATACTCTACAACTAATTCTAGCTTATTCTGAGGAATTAAGCTACCCAACAGAAGTGATCTGATTGGCAACAGTTGAGAAGGAAGTGGCTTCATTCCAAGAATAGAGCCGGAATATGACTTTGCTAAGAAAACTAGGTACGGAGCCCTGTTGTAACTTGAATAGTGAACTACTACGTTATTGTCTTGAGCCAGAGGCGTATTAAATGTCAGAATCGAATTAGCAATTGAGTACGTGTTTGAATTCTGAATTACCCCATCCACATAAATATACGTAAACTGATACGTATTATCAGCAACGGTTAATGCCCACTGGTTTTCACCAGCAGCGGCCTTAATAACATCAGTAGATGAAAAGTATTCAGGTTGAATAGTTACCCGAGTTCCCACTGCAGGTATTGGCAGTAGCTGATTGGTAGCATGGTAACACGCTTGGCATACACCTGCTTTAGCAATGCACGTTGAAAGCGTACGAGTTGCTACGGTGTATGTTCCAGTAAATAGTAACTGATCGATACGATCACGGCTAATGATTTGACCAGTAGCTAATTCCACAGCACCTTCTAGTTCATAATTAACAGTTTGAATTTCACCCAACGTCGTATTGCAGTCAGTAGTTACGATTGGAACATTGGGTGTGAATATCATACTGGCGAGACTAGTCACGTCCTTATTCTGATTAGGGACGAAGTCGTATATGTCTTCAAAAACTAAAAGGCTTGAATAGCTTCTCATAGGGATGCGCCTGCTTGTGCTGTGTATTTCTTACCTGAATTTAGCAATGCCAGTTTCGACGGACTAGATCCTGAAGATGACAAGCTTGCCATAGGCCTATTCTGTAGATACCCGGTTGTAATAGGTAATCTACCTGAGTTGACCAATTCTCCGATTGACTGAGAGATAGTCTTTGGTGCGCTGGAAATTACCCCTGCTGCATTTTTAAGATTACCCAGTGCAATACGTACTTGGTTATCAATAGATGTAACCTGGCCTGTTAGACCTTGAATCGTATGATTAACAAGATTAACAATGCCTACTGCTTGATTGCTGATATCCGAAACAGCACGGATTATATCACGGACAGGACTTGTAAGAGCATTGAAGATTGAGTTGATAGACCCCATTGCATTCTTAACAAGTTTAGTCAGAGACGAAAGCACACCATAAATAGGTGAGAACAGGCTTGCACGTAGGCCAGTAAGGTTTGCACTTACACTTGAGAAAATGCCAGAAACCGTATCTCCAGCGCTGCTTAGAGCTGAGCCTACTGTAGAGCTTGAACCTGAGCCATCCGTCGTAAAACCAAAAGTATTATTACCAACCCCGAAGCTATTGTTTATATCAGAGATACCTGCGCTAAGACCTGAACCAATGCCAGTAATACCAGCTGCGATCTGGCCTGAAGTTGAAGTAGGATCTTGAATCAAGCTTTGTAGTGAAGACATGCTATTCTTAACCGTGTTAATGCCTGCCTGACTAACGAAGTTAGGAATAGCATCGAAGTTGATTAAGCCACTGTCTGCTGACGTAGGAACGCCAGGTACACGAATAGCAATAGGTACAAGCTGTTTAACCAAGAATTGGAATGAGAACTGAACGTCAGTATCACGCTGTGAGTTTTGACCCCAGTCAACGTGAGTGAAAGATCCAATTACATACATGTTTGGCAAGACGAGCTTAACTAACTCGTAGTTACGAGCTAGTTCTGTGCCTCGAAGCACTTGACCATACATGCTTAAGAATTCTGTAAACCAACCGTTATCTTGGCTATCAAAGATGTAGCCAGATATATTCATCATTACAGGTTGACGGCCAAAATAATAGACCACTTCACCATCACCGAAAGTTTCAGTGATTTGAAGTTTTTCATCAAGGCTACAACGGATATCGGTTACGAAGAAATTAGCGTAGCCACCATAACTGTTATTACCATTAATAGCATTATCAAGAGGGCCACCGCTAGCGGATAGTGATGAGCCTCCTAGTCCTTCGTTATGACCAGTTTGACGGTTCAGTGATGCAGAGCCATCTGTAGTTAACAGGCGAATATAAGCACGGCTACCTCTATCTCCACCACCTACGTTAGCAGTGTTAGTGCCACGAGGGCGAAGGGTAAATAACCGTTCTGTTTGGGTTACGGTTCCGTTACTGTTCTGAACACTGTTAGAACTTGAAATAACTGAATCGCCAAACGTTAATTGAGTAGCCATTATTCTGTAACCTTAAAGTCTGTAACTTGCAATACGACCGCCTGAGTCAATGTTTCTAACTGACCATCTAGTCCGCCAAGCTGAGGAGGTACGTATGATAACCCTTGAGCTGTGTAGCGAATATTATCAATAGCGCCCTTTACTTGATTTAAGTAAATCTCATACGGAGACATAATCATGAACCGTGGCGAAATATATGAGCTTGTAGATTTAGTGATGATTGGCATGATCGTATTTTACCCCTTTATTTTGGTGCGCCATTGTTACGCTGATTGTTAGATCCGGCAGTTGATGGAGGAGGATTATTAAACCAGTTCATAGGATTAAGACTTCCACCCGGAGCTTGGTTAGCAATTTTATCCGCAGCTTGACCAAGTTTATCTGCTGCACCATCCAGCTTCTCAGTTGCAATCTTGAAGTTGTCGTTGTTCTTCTTAGAGTCTAAATTGTTCAGGATGTTTTGAGTAGTTGCGAAGTCGTATCGACCTGAAGCAATCTTCTCATAAGCCTTAGCATTTTCTTGGCCTTCTAAATCCAGATGCTGCTGGAAACCTACTACATCACGTAGATCCTGATCAGTAGCTCCCTTCAGACCCTCAGTTTTAAGCTTACCACCTGCTGCATACCCAAGTTGTTTAGAGACGATGTTTTCCATCGCTGATTGATCACCTGACTTCATTGCTGCAATGAACTGAGCACGCTGATCCTTATCTTGAATACGATTAGGATTCTTCTTGAAGTCATCAACGTTAAAGCTACCGTTATAAGCCAGTGAGCCTATCTGTCCGAGACCTTGCTCAACTGCACGCTTATATGAAGTAGTGATATACGTAACAGCATCCTGATCGCTACGACCTCCAACTAGACCCTTTACTTGGTCGTAATTACCACTATCAAGCATATCTCTAATTTCTTGCTGGTTAGCACCACCTGCAATTTTATTTGCAAGGTCTGAAATCTGACCGATAGCGTTTACTGAATCAAGGAAGTTCTTCCGATGACTTTCCGGGATCTTCTCAGCGCCCAAAGCTTTGGTAATGTCACCCATCAAACCAGTTACACGGCCTTGATCGTTAGCAACGGTCTCTTTGTGAACACCAAACGAGTCTACGTCATCTAGGAATGAATCATAGTTGCCTACAGACGCACTAGAACCCACCTCAGTGAGTCTGCCAGAGACGTCGGCTAGGTCGGCCTTATTCTCCTTCAACAACGTCGCCAAGGCCCTGCTTCTGCTCTTTCTGTCCGTAGCATTAATGAAGGCTTGAGCGTTCTTATTCCCACCCTTAGCCATGTCATTGATACGTTGAGTCATCTTTGTTGAGTCACTGCCCATCAAAGTGTCGCCATTGTATAACCTGCTACCTACACGACCAAGGTCAGTAAGTGTGCGGCTTGAAAAGAAGTCATGGCCATCATTAATGAGATTAATGTTAGTAGTTTGAGGCGTGTTCTTGTTAACAACCGGGCCTGTAGGACTAATAGTATCAATTACCTTGTCCATATCAGCCGGGGTGTAGTTGTTTCCAAACGAAGCACCGAACTGAATCCAGTCTGCTCCTCTCTGAACACCTTCGCCAAACACTGCTGAACCATCAGCCATCCAGCCTGCAGCCTCGCCGCTAAGTGAAGTAAGATTACGACCGCCTTTTAGTATGCTATGTACTGCACCACCGATCTTGCCGCCATACAGATAGTTCTGTGATACGTACTGACGTAGCTGTTTCTGTGTTTGAGCATTACGAGCTTTAATGCCTTGGCGGTATGTGCCAGTATCAGACTCAGCAGTACGTTGTGCAATGTATGCCTGAATCTCGTCATCAGACATGCCCATAACGCCTGACATAACACCAGCCATGTCTTCTGCGCTGTATTTTCCGTCTGGACCCTTCTGTGTTGCCATTGAATCGAGAATAGACGTAATCTGGTCTTCTAGAGCCAGCGAACCACGCTCATCCAATTGTTTACCAGCCATAACGCGGCTGTATAGGTGCATTCCACCAAACGCCTTCATAGGGTTACGACTAAAGTCTGAACCGAACTGTGAAGTAACGTTGGTAACACTCATCCCTGGACCTGAGCCAGTTGAACCGCCTCGTCCATTGATATATTGATTGTACATTGCCATTTTATTAAGCAATGTCTGTGAACCATTGATCTGTGCTGTAAGCGAAGCTTGTGTTGCGCCCTCAACTCCGCCCATACGAGCGATTTGAGATGTGTTTAGAACACCGTTGCGTCTAGCTGTATCGAATGAACCAATGATATTCGCAGCAGCCATTTGACCAAGGTAAGGCGTCATGCCGTTAGCCTGATACAGATACTGGCCTTGAGCACCTACAGTGTTCATGATGTTCTGCACGCTACGGCCAGACACAGCTGCGCTCAAGCCTAGAGACATAAATGCTCTTGAAGCTTGGCTGTTAGGACCCGTAACTGAGGCACCAGCACCGTGTAGCTTTGCTATTTCCTCGATTGCGTTCTTGATCGATGGATCACCAGCAATAGCCATTACAAGCTTTACTTGTTCAGCTACGTCTTTGACACGCTGGCTAATTTGTTTAGCCTTGGTGTCATCCAGCATACCAGAACGTGCAGTCCAGTCAGCAATGTTTGCATACTCGCCTGTAGAGAAGGTAAAGTCATTGATACCTTGACGAGTAATTTCCTTAGCTATCTGAGTTGACTCACGGTAGCCTAGACCTTGTCCGGTAACAGCATTACCCTGTGCATCTCCGAAGGTTACGCCTTGGAAATTGTCACGTAGATCTCTGGCTTCACGGCGAGTATTGATATAAGGATTGAAAATACCTTTTTGACCTGCAGTCATAATCCCTTGACCGACGGCTACAGGTAACAGGAATCTACCAGCTAGACTACCGATGCCTCCAAGAGCGCCTGTCAGACCTCTACCAACTACGCTAGGCATGTATCTACCCATTCCTGAAGAAATACCTGCTCCAAGAGCGCGGCCTGTAGCTCCACCTGCCCAAGCACCTACACCTGACGTATACTTGAACGCCATACCAAAGCCAATAGCAGGCGCAGCTATACGTTGACCAGCCCAGACTACTGAATCGAATGGGCGTGTAGATACCCCCTCGACAGTCTGAGTATTATTGTCAATAGGATTTCCGTACCTAGGCTCTGACGCCGTAGGATTGATGATGTTATTGACACCTGCGAAGAAACCCACTCTGCCATACTGATTATATGGTTGAGGACCGTCGTATTGTGGCCTGTATCCTGCCGTGTAGCTAGGAGTTAACAAATTCGGATCCATCCCAAATCCAGGATTCATATTCGCAGGATTCATTGGGTTGGCAAATGAATTGTTGTATACATCAGCTTGAGACTGATATAAATTGCCGAAGAGATTGTATGCTGATGAAGGGATCATGCCTTTATTTTAAAAAGAAAAAGCCGCTTTTTATGGCGGCTTCTGAATTACTTAAAAAGTTGGTCAAGACCCTTGACGTTATAACCTGAACCTGATTTTTCAAGAGTAGGTTTCATATGTTTAACCACGTTTTCGTAGTATTCTAACATCTCAACTTCCTTCTCTGTATGTTCTGGCATTTCTGTGTTGAATTCCAGAGCTAAATACCTGGCCCAATGTTTCTTTATATTACTTGACCAATCCCTCGCTTTATTAGGATCGGCTATGTTGGGGTTAGTCAGGGCGGTTAGCATAGACATTTTCATCTTCTCAACTTCGAGCTGACTTTCTTTTGTCATATACTCCCGATAGATCCGATCATGCAGAGAACCAAGCGGAGGAACTTTCATACCTGAGAGATGCAACTTCATTCTCTGCATCGCCCAGGCGTTTTTTAAAAATTTGCTTCTAGTTCTTTACAGGCTTCGCCTACCTTGGCATCAAACTTATATAGGGCATCAAGCAGTACCCCAATTACAGGGCCAGGAAGACGCTTAATGAACTTAGCCTTATCCTCTGCCTTAAGCCCTGAAAGATCACGGCCTTGATAGAAGGTAAGAGCGTATTGCAGATTTAGAATCATCCGCGCTTCATTAAGCGTGCTTACAAGATTGTACGTAGTTGTATCGATGACTTTGCTAATCTGTTCAATGTCTTCTGCCGTTCTTGTCTTGAATTGAACCTTTAATTTTCCACGAATTGTAACATCTTCAACGTATTCTCCTTGGAAGATAATCTCATCAAAGATACGCAGTAGCTCGTCTTTATCGTATTGAGGCTTTTCTTCAGCCTCGTCCTTTTTTTCTTCAGCAGTGTTTTCAATAACTGAAGCCTGCTCAATCGCTACTTCTTCTTGTTTTGAAGCACGGCCACGCTTTGGCTTGTGCTCTGTAAATTCAAACTCGCTCATTTCTTTCCTTAAAAATCAAATACGTTGTTCTCTTTAATCTCGTCCACCGTTGTGAACTCACCCTTAAGAACCATATACGCTATATTAGCGAAAACTACACTGTGGAACCAATCATCACACAAGTCTTCATCTTTTTTATACAGACGACGCCCAGTCACGGATTCTTCTTCGAAAATGTTCAATGCGTCCTGCCAGAATTCAGACATCAGGTTCCAACAAGGAGTCTCGATACGATCACGGCCAATCTTAGCCTTCAATACAATCGTGTCCATGTTCGTTGTTCGATCTGCTGAAAAGAACTGTCCTTCTCTGTCCCAACGAAGCGTAGACTTTGCTGCTACATATTGTACAGAATTTACTTTATCCTGGCCAATACTTTTTCTAAGCAATTCTACTTGTAACTGGCCAACACCACGGTCTGAAGCAAGCATTGTACATTTGTATTTTGCGTATAGTTCTTCAACACGCTTAACCTGATCAAGAATATCAATACCATTCAGGCGCTGGGCGTAAATAAGATATCCCTTACCATTCCAGTCGTAACCCATGATTGTAATAACGGTGTATGAATTAGAACCACCACTTACTGACCAGTCTACTCCAAGCACAGTATGGAGAATATTACGTTCATCCATTGGGAAACCCTTATCCCACTCTGTCTTGTTATTGTTACAACATGCCATTACTTCTTTAAGTGATAGTGGACGACCAGCTAGACCGCTAGGGCATCCAAACACTTCGTTAGCAAGCTTAGGCACTGAATAAGTCTTGGCCTTATGAAGTAGATCCTTCCACTTCTTAGGTCTCGTACGTGCAGGGAAAATAAGCTGAGGTAAATGAAACCCGTAATGGTCTTTCTCAGCAGGTTTTGCTGCCACCCATTTACCAGTGGACATATCGAGCAGACCTCCGCAGTACACACAGCCTGGACCTTCTTTATTGGCATGCAGAATCGTATGGCAAATATCGAAATCAAGGGGTAGCGTGTACTTATTGCAATGCGTACATCTAACCGCCCACTCCATCATGTTCGATTGCTTGAACTTCTGTGTGAGTGAATTAGTCTCTGTTTTAGCCGTGCCTGTGTATCGTCTGAATGCAAAGTCTGAAGCACCCAACGTTTCTGCAAGAATAGGGGCACATTCAAGACTGGTATCTTGGAACTCATCTAGGTACAGAGCGTCAGCGAAGACTCCACGAATACGGTCGGCGTCTTGTTCTGTTTCTGCGTAACCCAATGTTACAGCACTGCCATTAGTAAATGACTTTGAGAATACGTTCTTACGTGAGCCCGCATCAACGAAGTGCTTACGGATAAGAGGGGAACTTAAGAAGGGATCTAAATATGCTGTTGAGAATCGTGATGTCTGTTGAGACAATGGGCTACTGAACAGAGTCGAAAAGTGAGGGCGAACTAGACTGTTGGCTACAATAGCTGCGCCAAGAGATACTGATTTGCCAATCTGCCGACCTGCCATCAAAGTCATTTCATTAGGAGAAACGTCATAGATGATTTCAAACGGCTTGTAATCTTCGAGATTGAGAGGCTTACCTTTAAGAGTGAGCAGAGCTTTGGAAATCTCGGAGGGCTTTAGTTTTAAAAGGCTTTCTTTGTCCATGATCCTATGTTAACCCTCTATTTTGGTATAAGAACTATGTAGTAAGCATTAGTCATTTCGTAATTACTCTTTAGAAGGTGCAGGGAATGTATTAAGTCTTACCGCGTTGTTATAACTATTCTACGAGAAAGGGTAATCCAAAAATGAAACTAACATGTGGCGCAGTAATTGAACGTATACCTAGCATTTCTCTGGATGACGAACAGAGGGTGCACTGGCTACGATGGATTGAAGCTTTGGAGTCTGGCAGTTTCAAGCAGATCAAGTTTGCTCTCAGGGATACCGGTGGCTTTTGTTGTTTAGGAGTTGCGTGTGATCTAATTAATCCTAAGGGTTGGGTTAAGGAAGAAGAGCCACTTGTATATAGCTTCCATCTAACAACCTCAGATAAGGGCTTGCAAACCTCTAAAGACCATCTCGTGCCAACAGCTAGGCGATGGTATGGATTAGAAATGGGACCTCTGGGATTTCATGTAGGAGGTAGATTTCCGGATGGCGACGGAAACACCCTTGAAATTTCCTCGCTTGCACTTGCGGGTATTAATGACATGGGTGCTACATTCACTGAAATAGCTGAGATCCTGCGAAAAGCGATGAACGGCGGTTACGTCTGTTCGGTTGCTTTGGTCAGGTAGCCGTTCAGACGGTTGAGCCCAGGGTAGGTTGCAGCCTCTTCCTTCTCCTGGGCTATTTTTTCAATTTTTTAGCTTTTTGAGGTATAACAGTATTGTAAAGGCTGTGCATAGCTTTTATTAATATCAAATATTTCAATAAATATAGAATGTTTGGTATAACTATATTGGACAGGTAGAAAATACATTTCCAAAGTCCATTCTTTTCTTTAGCTAAAAACAAGGGATTTACAAACATGGCTGCAACCGTAACCAAGACTATCGTTACCATCGCTTCGACCGACACCGAGTACCAAATTCCGGGCGATTACACGCCTGCTTCGATCCAACGCAACTACGCTAACGATATTCCTAATATCGGCAGCATGCAGTTCGAAGAACGTGTCGTGACGCAAGACGGTGAAACGGTTCGTGAGATCACCTTCAAGCCCCGTACGGGCACCAAGGGTGCTGGCGTAACGAAGACCATCGTGACCATCGCTTCGACGGACACGGAGTACCAAATCCCGGGTGACTATACCCCGGCATCGATCCAACGCAATTATGCGAACGACATTCCGAACATCGGTTCGATGCAGTTCGAAGAGCGTGTTGTGACGCAAGACGGCGAGACCGTCCGTGAAATCACCTTCAAGCCGCGTACCGGCACGAAGGGTTAAGAATTACTTCAGTTGCTTTTAGCCACTGAGTAGTGATACGAGCAGCAGGGTTCACTCCTAGCCACGCTGCTCGTTTTTCCTGTTTTTTTTAGTCGAGCTAGGAGCTTAAGAAAAACGGGAATAACTCAAGGACAATAAGAATGCAAACTTTTAAAGTACCTCGCTCAGAATCTGATTTGCCTCGGCAACTTCAGAAGATGAGACTAGAAGCAGAAGAGAAGCTCAGAGTATTCTGTACAAAGAAGATCCTGGATCATAAGCTCTCCACTAAAACGTTTAATTATCAGTTCGACATCTCTGGTGCAAGAGCTGGCGGTCAACGTAAGTCTGTTCAAAAGCTTAAAGATATTCTGTACAAAGCAGTAAAGAAACAAGTTCCTTATATTGAGTATATTGCCGGTGGCGATATCATTATCAATAGTACTTCTTCAAATGCCGTTGCTTTAAAAATCGTATCTCCGTATATGACTTTTGATGTAGAACCTTGGGATTCGATAAGTACTTTGAGCGAAAGAATGCACTGGGTAAGGTCGATGCGCAGATACACTAAGTATTTGAACTTTAAGTGTATGAGAGGTGGTATTCCTTTGAACTTAGAGCGTATTCGATTTACCCATGAAACTCATCCTGAAGATATGAATGCGTTTCATGCATGGAATCAAACCCAGGCTAGTCCATGTAAAGTGCGGATGCGAATCACTCTTACGGCCAAGCTTTCGATAAGAGGATATTTTTACGACGAGTATGTAAGAGTTATAACTAACAATCTTGTTGATGGCATCAATACATACGAAGACTACGAAAACTATCTTATTGAATATAAGCATAACGAGAGATTGGCCTCATTAAGAGACGTTAGAAATTGGGAAACTTTCGATATCACGTCTCGTCGGGTACCTACGTTTTATCCTGGGGTTGAGAAATACGTGTCTGCTGAGAAAATCTTCCTGATACTGGAAGAACTTCAACAGGTTATTAAAACACTTTCCAGAAAAGTTAGCTATGATACTGCAGCGTTTAATATCGGAAGCAGCGAAGCTTCCTGATCTGTCACAAGAAGTAAAAAGTGTCCAGGAGAAGTTTAAAACTATCGGTGAAGAACTGGGTCACAAGGAACTCGAACTTCTAATGATCGTAACTTGTAAGACGTTTGCATGTGAAAACAATAGCAGACGCAGAGTGGATCTTAAGAACATCGAAGCAAACATCGTAAAAGCCAAGCATGCGGCTGTTGAGGAAGAAGAGGATTTCGTATGAGCGATATTACTATTGAAACGGCTAGCGTTGACGTTAGTGCTGTAGCAGAGGAAAACCTCGTTGATACCAAGGGTCAGCACATCATCCTTCTGGAAGATTGCGTGGCAGTAGTAATTGGTGATGACACCAGCAGTATTGAGAAGCGAATCACGTATGAAGATTTCGGTAACATCATCAGTGCTGTGCTGAATCGTCGTAATGAAGAATCGCTTGAAGGTTTCCAACTTCCTGCAAACTGTTTCTTCTTTGCAAAGTCTGGTACATCGATTCAGCTCAGTTGTTATTATGCAGAACGTGTCGCTGAGATGCAGCATCTTGACAGAAAGTATACGGTCAAGACTCCGAATATCATCATCAGCCATAAGTTAGAAAAGCATAATAACAAGCAATGGAGAACGGTTGGATCACGATTCTTCTGTACGGATAAGAGATCAGGTGCTTTGTCGAAGGGTTTGATCTGGGATCAGAATCCGACTAATCGTGTATATCTGTCTCCGTTTCCGAACACATACGCAGAAGGTCATATGTGCTATGGCGGAAACTCGATGCCTTCACATTTCCAAGACAACAATCTGCAAGGCTTGAATTGGTATTATCAGTTCCTGTTTGAATCTCCGTTTAACAATGACTTGGGTTTGCGCTCGTTAAAAGAAGAGGTTGTTGCACAAGATTGGTTCAAGACTCTTGAAACAGCAGCTAAGAACAACGAGCCGTTCCCGTATGAAAAACTCCGTGGTTATACGAAACCCTAAGTAATTAAGGATATTTGAAAATGGAAATCATCAGCCAACACATCAGCTGCGTAGTTCTTCCCAACGAGCTTCAAACTGCAATTGAAGCTGGTTATAGCGAAATCTACGCTATGACGAGTGAGGGTATTGTCAAGCATCACAAGCTTCGTGGTCGTAATCGTTTCGTTCGTCTTAAGGTTGACAAGCTTCCGGCTAACTACAAGGAAGAAAAGGTTTCTCAAGAAATCAACTTCCTGCCTGATGGCAAGATTCCGATTCAGTTGTTCGATCAAGTCGTGGCATTCTTCAAGCAAGTCATGGAAGTGAAGAAGTCCGAGCTTGAAGCAATGATTTGGGTTTGTTGGGATCAAGAAAGTGGTTATCATCTGATTGTCCCTGAACAACGTGTGTCAAAGGCTTCGGCTTCGTATGACTGGGCTTCGTTGCCTGCTGGTAAGACTATCGTCTGTGATATTCATAGTCACAATACGATGGGTGCATTCTTCAGCGGTACAGACAACCGTGATGACCAAGGCAATATCGGATTCTCCGGTGTTGTTGGCCGTCTGAAGGATGAAACTCCGCAGACAGTGTGGCGCTTTAACTACAAGGATAAGAAAATCGAATGTGAATTCGATGACATCTTTGTTCTCCCGGTTCGTGAAGAGCAAGCAATTCCTGAAGATTGGATTTCCAAGATCGTGACTACGAGCACTGGGTATTCGACGGGAGGGAACAACCAAAAGGGAAAAGCGGATCATCTCAAACCCTGGCAGTACAAAAGGGGAGAAAACACAAGCGAAGGAAATCGGGCAGGTCCACATATGCTGGCTCACGATAGGGGGTTACTTCCCGATGGTTATGGGAACTATTGGGAGGAGCGTTTCGGATCCGAGGCAGCTAACCTTTCCGGAGGTGGAGGATTTCCTTGGGAGTCCTGGGCCTTCAACCCCGACGATGTAGATGCTGATGGAATCATTGATCCTTCGAAGCTTACTCTGGACAAAGCAGAACGTGCTTTGGCAGTGCTCCGTGAAGATCCGGGGTATGAGGATTCACATCTAGACTACAGTCCCCGTGTTCACCCGTATAATCCTGACTTCGATCCTGACGTTAACACCACGTTTGACTGTGATGAGCGGTATGAAGAAGTCAAGGAAGAACACGGTAAAGACGTTGCTGACATCTTCTGTTTGATCGATGATGGGATGTCTGTTCTGAATGGCAAAGATGATCTCGTTCGTAACCTGATGAGCGACATGATTCACATGATGTCCGAAGAAGGTCAAGAGGAATTGTTCAGAGACTTGTATCAGGAACTTCCTGACAAGGCTCAAGAACGAATCCAGATGAACGGTATTCACTAAGTATAAGAGGCGCTCCTAATCGAGCGCTTCTTTTTTAGAGAGTTGAAATGAGCGATACAACTGAACTCTGGTTGTTGTATGTGTGGAATAAGAACTGGCACATGCAATCTGGCAGTGTTATGGAATGCTCGTATGCTGAGTGGCTCGAAATCATGGGGTACAAATGAAAGACCATGAAATTCGTGAATTAGTTTCCCAGTTGACGGAAGTAGCCGAGCAATACGGTCAGACACAACAATTGCGGGAACGTATCCGTGGAGTAGTGTTCCCATTTGTAGGAAAACTTCAAGACAGGGATACTCGTAGAGTGTCAATGAAGGAAGGCTTCGACGCTCAGCGTCAAGCAGGGATTAACGTTGATTGGTTTACTTGGCAAATAGCTTGGCAGGATGCGCTTATTGTTAGGGAGTCTGAAAAATTCACTTCAACATGACTGAATGGTTCCTATATTTTCTGTCGTGCAAAGGTACTAAACGCGCTTTCAGAAATTACGAACACTTTCTTGAATGGTTAGCAGAGGCTAACAATGACTGAACAAAAGGAAGTATTTAAATGATTTGCGTATACTGCAAAGAAGATAAAGAGACAAGACCATACGGTCCTAACTTTTCAGCAATCTGTTTCAGATGTATGATGGCTACGCCTGAACGAGAGGCTGAAGCTTCCAAGAATTATCTTGCTCAACTCGATGCTTGTGGCGGTGTAGCCATCATCGGAGAAGAGACTGGACCTCGTCCTTTAAATACCGATTCTTTGGTATAAGAATATTGAACGGACCAACACGTCCTTAAACAAGGTCATTGCGCCTATATGTTGTCTAACCTCAGGAGTTAATTTTTATGTTTACTTTCCGTCCTTCCTCGATTCCCTCGAACATTTTCGTAGTTGGCTGTGGAGGAACTGGTTCACGACTCGTACCGGCATTGATTCAGTTCATTCGTTCAATCACGAAAGAACACGTGCCCTCTGGCTGGCTTGGAACTACGAACATCGTCCTGGTTGACGGTGACGTAGTGGAACAGAAGAATCTGATTCGTCAGAACTTCGTTCAGAGCGATGTGGGTAAGAACAAGGCCTTGGTTCTGGCAAATCGGTATGGTAAGGCGTATGGGATGAATGTTGTTCCGTACATGAAGTACATCGAAGAAGGTACGAATCCGCAGAACTTCCGTAGTCTTCTAAATGAAGCCACTGGTCTTAATTTGACCAATAACTACAACGACATGGTAATCATGTGCGTTGATAGTGCCAAGGCTCGTCGTATTGTTATTCAGGCACTGCAGGGCGTATACGGGGAGAATACTGTATTTATCGATGCTGGTAACGAAGATAGTTTCGGTCAGGTTCGCATGTTCCACAATGCAGTTCTTGTGGACCATAGGTTCCAGAATGAAGAGGTGGCTCGTAAAAAATACAAAAATCCGGAACGCATTGAGTTTGTACCTGAGCCTTTGAATTTCATTCCGTTCGATTTTCATTTTTATCGTGATTTGGAAGATAACCCTGGACTCGGTAGTTGCGCAGATCTAGATCAGACGTTGGCTATCAATTCTTTGATGGCAATGTACATTCTGTCTTTTGTTCAGAACCATTACTATAACAAGGTTATCGACTACAACGCAGTATCAATCGATATCGTTAAAGGCTCTACAGCCTATACGAAAAACACTGTTGTAGAGTATCGTAATAAAATGATTCACAGCGGTACCACCATTCGAAGTATTGGAGTAGATGACGGAATGCTCCTTCATGTGCAGCAGAGCGCTGGAGATGATGATTTACTAGGTCAGTTCCTTCATCAAAATACTGAAGCTGTTAATGCTCTCCTCGCTGCTCAAACTGTCGGTGCCCCGGTAGTTGAAGAAGTTAAGGCAGCAGCTCCGAAGAAGAAAACGAAGGTGAAGGAACTACGTCCAGTGATTCAAGTTGAGCCGATGAATGTAGAGATTTCCACGATTACATTCAACGCTGAACCGTTGGTCGGTGAAGCAAGTGGTCCTGCGTTGGTTGACTTTGAAGCTGAAGCTAACAACGACACGTTTGCACTTCCTGAATCAGTACCTCCTGCGACGGGTAGCGTCTGGGACAATGTAGATCAATTCTAAGTAGGAAAGAAAAAGCCCCTGTTTTACGAGGGGCTTTTTTTAGCTTAGTTAAACAAGGGCTCACAAAAGTTCTCACGACTGTAGGTATAAAGTTTAGATTACAGTAGTTGAGCCTAATATTGCACTGCCTTGCCTAAGCTAATTAATCTGGCATATTTGGCCAGAATCTATTTCCTTTAGAAATGTTCTCTGTAGCAGTTAGTATTTGTAAATTGAACTGATTATGTAGCCCGCAGACTAATTCATTCTGCAATGGAACTATATGATCTACGTGGTGTGTAATACCAGTTTTTTCAGAAAGTTTAATAGACTCTGCATAGAATAACTTCATAGCTTCTAAATCTGCCCAAACTGGAGTAGCTTGCAATTTGGCCGCTCGTCTATTTGAATTTTTGAAGTAAACTTTATCTAGGTTCTGTTTTTGCCAATTCCTAGAATAGGCCCTACATAGATCAGGATTAGCTGCGTAAAAAGCTCTACGTCTAGCTCGTTCTGTTTCGAGATTGTTTAAATAATATTGACTATTGTACTTGATAATCTTATCAGTATTTTTATCTTTATAAGATTTACATTGTAAACGTTCTTTTTCTCTAACTTCAGGATTTTGCCTACGTTCTTTTTTACAAGCCTCGCAATATCCGTTATTTACAAATCGTTTTGAGAAATGTCCGTTTTTGCAAGGCTTTCCAGTAAAGTACTTTATTAAGCCGTTTGTCTTAGCTTCGATTCTAGAAATTACATTCACAGCGTTATTACGAAATACGTTCTCTGCTTGAAGTTGTTAGATTATCCACCACTGTGAATTGCGCAAGTGTGGTGCCATCCTGTCTAAGCATAATCAATGTACCAGCGGTCTTATCCCATGACCAAGAACCAATAGCTTCATCTTGAATATTTTTGGTAATAGTATAGAGTGACTGGGTTACTACGTTTACAACGCCTTGAAGTTGACCGAATGCGTAAAGGATATAAGTACCTGTTACTGTCGGAGTAAAAGTCATCTTGTAAAGAGGACCTGAGACTGGTGCAAACGTAACCGGAAGAACGCTAACAGCACCATTAAAAAGTAGGATCTGATCAGGCGGGGCTGTAAGGCCAGAACTTGGACCTTGAGCAATAATGCTAACTGGGTTGTTTACTTCGATTTCGATTGAATACATTAGTCACCGCCCATTTCTTTGATATATCGCCTAATAGCTTTCTTCTTATTTTCTGTATCTTCTGAAGTCTGACCGGCTTCTAGCATTTCTGAAGGAATAAAATCAAACGGTGCTACAGGCTCAGAGTAACCTTCTTGGCGTAACATGTATGCAGCTGTAGTTACAAGACCTGTTGCCTCTAGTGGTACATAAATACCATTCTCTACTAGTACCTTACGTACCTCTGTAATTGCGTATGCAAGTTCTAGAGTTGTAGGAGCAGGTACGAATTCAAAGTCTGCTTCGATGTTGTTAATAACATCTGTTGCATATAGAGTAAATGCAGCGTCTTCAAAGAAAAGTTCAGGCTGGCCTTCGATAAGCTGAAGAACACTGATCTTGTCCCGAGTAAGCCCGTCAAGTACCATTCCTAGAGTAATAGAGATAGTCTCGATTTCGAGTTCTCTCCATTCACCTTTACCGAAGATACGATCCAGAGTGGTCTTAATATGTGAAATTGAAGCCATCGCCATCCTAGGATCCGGGGCTTTCAATTCAATGCCGATATCTTCTTCTTCAAACATACTTATACGTTGTTAGTTAAATGCAGAGCAACTTTTTGCAGATCCATCGGCAGTGTCTCAAGTACTTGCTTGAAATGTACTGGGCCGTGATCAAACTCATTGCCAATATCTGCACCCATCATTGATGAGAAATGGCCTTTGCCGAGCTTTGCAATCTTTTCAAAAGGAACGTCTTTTCCGCAAAGCCTGACATTCAGAGATGATCTGATTGCAGCTTCTTTAGTGAAAATCGTTTCATTGTAGAAATTGTAGCCTCTTGTTGTGAGACCCGCTTGCTTATCCATTTCTGAAATTGTATCACAAATGTCGCGGACTGTCTCAGGCTTGATTTGACCAGGTAGCTTATGGATTGCTGAAGCAAGTTTTACAAAGGATGCATTCTTTGTTTCATAGAAACGATTAGCAAGAGCCTTTACAGCAGCTTCTTTATTCAGATAACCATGACCTGAATATCGAATAACAGCGTCGCTAGGTTCAATACCCTTTTCTTTAGCTTCGTCATAAAGCTCGGAAGCTTGCTTTGAAAGTGTACCGTTTACACGAAGACCTGAGAGTTCGCCTTCGAAGAAAGCTTGTTTAGTTAGGTAGTCGTCAGTAGCGATTGCAGCAGCAGTGGCTGTACGCTGAGCAGCAGCCTTAACCATACGGTCAGTAAGAGCTGTGACTTCTGTCTGTACGCCGTAGGCTTCAACAGCTTTTGCAACCTTATCTAGCGCAAAAACGTCTACGGCCTTGTAAGCGACTTTTTCATGGTACTTCATTTGCAGAGCTGTAGCAATGCAAGAATCCTTGTTGTCAAGGGGCATTTCTTGGTCAACAGAAGCCTGCTTAACGAATGAAGCTGCTTCTGGCACAAGATCGAGAATTTCTTTAAGTGTGTATGCTAGCATAGTGTTTATATCTTAGCTCTTATACGAACTTAGGTTTCTTAAGAACATGTTCATTATAACGTTCTGTGAAGCCGCCAGTTGCGTCATCCATCTGAGTTTCAAGCTTACCTTCGATTCTGCCTTGAATCTTTTCAAGAATTTTATTCTTAAACTCTTCATCGCCTTTGACTCCATTGGCTACCAATACCCCAAAAGCATTTCGATCAGTAGGGTTATTGATAGTTCTCTGAAGTTCGGCTCCGATAAACTTGCGATTCTGAGTCTTTTGATAGGTCTCAAACAGTTTGCCTGCGAAACCACCAATTGCTCCGATAACAGCTCCGTTAACGTATGCTGCAGGAGGTACCACTCCACCTTGGTATGCCTTTGATGCGCCGTATGCAGTTAGGGCACCGGCTAGTCCGCCCATAAGGCCAAACTTACCACCTTCCCTAAAAACCTTCTTAATGTCTTGTTTAGTAATCCCCTGCGGGGTTCCTGCAAGAATTCTGTCTGCGTAAGTTTTAATAGCAATAAGCTGAGAATCCCTGGAGAGAGACTTGAAGTGAGGGTCATCCAGAATCTTGTGAAGGTCGAGGCCTTTACGCTTATAGAAGTCTAGAAGATTTAAAACAATTTCTGTTTCATTCATGGTTTGTATGGGATCCGTTTTACTCAGATATTTTAAGCGGCTAATGCTTCTAGCTGTAAGGCTTGAGCCTTGATTTCTAACGTCTTTTCTAAAAGTTTTGTTAGGTTGTGTGTCAAGCCGGGAGTAGTGCTGGGATTGATTGTAAACTGGGTCTTCAGAAGGTCATAGCTTTCATCAGCGCTTGGAATGAATCTATTCTCAAGAAACACAAAGTCCCACTCTCCACTTACAGCAAAACAGCATACGGCCAGAATGTCGAACTGACCACGAGTTAGCTTGGTAGTTTGAAAGGTTCCAATACCTTCTACTGTAACTTCTCTTTTGTCAGTGTTCTTAACGAGAACTGAACCTTGCCAATTCTGTGTAAGTACATCTTCTCTAACCGATGAGGTTGTGACCGACTTACATTCTATAGTCATCGGTACACCTTTGTACACGACCTTGAAGTCACCTTTCTCAGCATCACGGTCAGGGATCTTGGTCACAGAAGTTACTCCTGGAATCTCCAAGATCTGTTTCTTCAATGCACGTTCCGCAAGGTAGCCTTGCAAGAATCCCCGGAGAGAAGAGTTCTCATCAATCATCTCTTGGATGTCGGTCATTGAGAACCCTGAAAGAATAGAAGCCTCGTTCATAGCGTTTTCTTTATATTTGGTTATCATTCGATTCTCTATCACTCGGTCTCTTCTGTCAACGATTTTACGTTAAAAGATTCAGACCTTATTAGAGCCGTTTTAAGCCCTTTCTAGAGTCATCGGCTACTCGGCTACCTATCTACCCCTCCCAGAGGCTCCTAGAGGCTGTAATCCAATCCTAGGGTTAGTATGACCTCTAGCAAGGCTTCGCTAAAACATCGCCAAAAGACACGTGTCCAGTTTTGTCCAAAAGTGTCCAGTTTCTTCAAAAGGCTGAGATCCTTACTGGGTAAGGCTTTGCGGGCGGTGTGTCCAGTCTGTCCAATTTTCAAATAAAAAACTGGACAGGCTCAAACCCATACGGAATAAGGCTCACAGCGATTTTGTCCAGTTTTTTTGAAGATTTTGGAAAAACCATACCTCACTTCCTTTTACAAATAAAAAATAAGCAAAATAGAAAACACATTCTCTTATATATAAATATATTTTTTAAAAGTTCAAATATAAATATATATATAGTACCCCCATATTTCTGGACTGTTAGGGTGAACCCTAAGTTTTTCCTTTTTTGTTTTTTATTTAGTCAAAAAGAAAGTGAGGTATGGTTTTTGGAAAAAAGGCGAAAAAACTGGACAAATCCCCTCAAAGCCTTACTGGGCTTGGGTTTCAGCTGTCCAGTTTTTTTTAGAGAAATTGGACACACTGGACACGTCGGCCGCAAACCCTTACTGGGCTTGGGTTTCAGGTTTTCGAAGAAACTGGACACTTTTGGACAAAACTGGACACTTTTGGACAAAACTGGACACATGGATCTGAAAGTCCAGTTTTTGGTATAAGAAGAATAGTAACACCCCGTAGTTCCCTTCAACCAACCCGGTAAAAAAACTATATGGAAACAAAGTTGGAAGACCAATTGCAGGTAATCAGGGTTGATCACCACTTCGAACTCGTAACTATCTTTGACGGACTCATCCAGAATGTACTTGGAGGACCTCCGGAAGATACTACGCTCGTACAGTGGGAAACCAGTAAACACTTCTATCTTTCTAGGGTCTCCTCTTGGTTCGACCGTCTACCTGAGATAGGCTACTTCGTATTCGAAGGAAGAGATTTTACCTTTGGCCCTGGATCAGATGATGCAGACTACATCGAAGATTACGGAAGAGTAGTCACAGAAGCATATAACTGGCTGACATCAGAACTCAAATTACGAGGCTGGTTGGAGTAACTTAGCGGGGCCTTGAGCCCCGTTTTACATTTTGAATATACAAGTTGGTATAAGTAAAGTACGAATAACCATAATCTTTTTTTAAGGACCTATAAGACCATGTTCAAGCCTGTACTGATCAAAGATGACGATACCAAAACTCACCGTGTTGAGTTCCAAATCATTCCCGAAAAGATGCCACGACAGCCGCAACCAATAGAACTGCCTAACTGGCTTGTCGAGCAGATACTCCATGTTTGGAAATTGGAGTACAGAGACAGCCAAGCTCCTGACAGGGTGCGAGCCATCAAGCTCCTTCGTGAAGTTAAAGGTATTGGGCTCAAAGAAGCCAAGGATGCTATGGACGCACTGTGGGAAGTTCACATGCGATGCACGGGCTTTGCGGTGTAGTAGTAAAGAAACGAGGCCGGTAAAGCCTTGTTTTTAGCCTCAACAAAATCTAGACTTTTGGTATAAGCATCTTACAGGGCACTACCCTACTCCGGAAGCAGCGACCAATCTTTTTAGTCAAGCCTACAGACTAATCAGGAGAGATCGCTATGGGTAAATTCCTAAAGAAGCTCGTCATGGTTGTTAGGGTCGTCAAGATTGCACTCCGTATCGTTAACCGCGTTATGGATATGCTTGATGACTTCGCAACTAAGCTGAGCGATAACGAAGCATATTAACCTTTTCGCTTAGCTCTTTTAGAAACCGTAGGTAGAAACTACCTACACTAAATTCGGATGCAACATGGATATACTATCCGCTAGTTCGAGGAATGTTCCAAAGATGTCATCTGCCAGCCTGGATATCAAGGATAACTATTACCTTGTGAAAACAGGACTTCTGTATAACTACTATCCAATCAAAGTAAAGCCGTTCACGGCTGAGGATAGTATTATTCGGTTCGAAAAGGCACCACCAGTCTTGATGGAAGGTATCGTGATCGTAGGGAAGAAGCCCTACCACGTAACTACTCAAGATCTTATGCGTCAAGTAATTCGGAAATCACGAGAAGTTGCAGTACCTAAAAGAGAAAAAGTAAATGGAAAGTCAGGAACCACTAGTATTAAGTCCCTACGTGAAACCCTTCAGCATCCAGTCGAACAAAGACCTGGCGGAGAAGCTTCGATGGAAATCCTCGAAGATGCTAACGCTGCTTGGGAAGAACAAATCGGAGCACTACTCGATTCTTTCTCTGCGAAAGAGGGGACCGATTACGAGATATCGGATCCTGCACAATCCTGATAGCTTGATGCGTGTTGTTCAGTATAAGATCCTAACCCAGATACTGAATAAAATTGAGGTTCCGGAGTACGTCCATGCCTTTGAGAAGGGCAAGAGTATTCCGAAGATGGCCGAAAGCCATGTGGGCAAGGATATGGTCGTGAGTATCGACTTAGAAGATTTTTTCACTTCTATCAAGCAATACCAGCTTTTCGATTTGTTCCAGCATCTTGGCTTCAGCCAAGCACCAGCTAGAACTCTGTCAGAACTTTGTACTTATGAGTCATTCGTCCCACAAGGAGCATTGACCAGTCCAAAGATCAGTAACATCATTACTGCACTGACATTCGGGCCTGCTATCAAAGAGTTCTGTGATGAGAACAATCTGACGCTCAGCATCTATGCTGACGACATCACAATCTCGATGGATGCAGAGACGCGAGAGAAGTTAGGGAAAGGTATTGTTGGAAAGATTCTTCAGAAAGTATCAACCGAAGTTGGACGCTATCGATTCAGAGTCAATAAGTCGAAGACCAAGGTTATGCGCTATTTCCAACGGCAATATGTATGCGGAGCCGTTGTGAACGTCAAGGTCAATCTGCAAAAATCTGAGCGTAACAAACTCAGGGCTATGGTTTACAACTGCAACAAGAACGGTGTCGAAGCGGAGGCCGCTAGATCCGGTATCAGTGCAGAGTTGTTCTACAGTAAACTAATGGGGCGATTGAACTGGTTCAGTCAGCTGAATCCCACAGCTGGTGCTCGTTTGAAATCAAAGCTAAGACAAATCGATATGGGCAAGCAAGAAAGCGATCCTATCGTCGCAGAGGAAACGTAAAAGTATTTATGTCGTTAGACTCTGAAACACCGTAAGTTAATCGTATCCGCCATTACGAAAGACTTGCCAGTTTTTTCTGACTAGTTCTTCTGGGTAAAAGAACTGTAGTCTGCTTCCGGAGCTTGGCCCGTACTACCGTAGTAAGAAGTTATTCTTAACCGTAGTATAGACAGGGAGAGTTGAAATGGACCGCATAATTCCACACCTCGGTGCAGTAGGTGGACTCGTATACTGCAATGAAATGAACGTAGTACCCATGATAACTTCTTAGGAACAGAAAAGAGAAAGCCGGGGTTGAACCCGGCTTTTTTTAGTCTTTCGAAGTTAGACGTTGAATCACATGGATCCACTGCCTTTCAGTCTTCTCATTGTATCTATCGAGATTGTTGTGGTTTTTAAACACCCAACCTTGAGCACGAGCATAGATGTTGGCAATAAACAACTTCTCTGCAATGTCATCAGAATCGTTAGGATCCGCATGGAATAAGCCATCTACCCAATCGACTTCTGCAGAAACAACTACTGGTACCCCTTGAGAAACTTGATCGGCAGTTACAATGTTGAAAGTTTCGGTGTAAGATACTTGTAGGCCGAAGTCCATTGTGCCGATCAGTTTGATGAAGTCAGCGTGCTTCATCCATGCATGCTCAACAAGCTCATGATCAATACCCTTAAAGATCATGCGCAGATTCTTAAGTACCTGGTTGGAGCCAGCGTTCTCAAGACGAGTAGCATTGATGTGGAAAAACAACTTCTTACCAATACGATCAGCAAACTTAATTGCAGCTAGCGCTTGCATTACATGGTTCTTCAGAGGTCTGATTGCACCAAAACATCCGATATGAACTTCGTTGTGGCGAGGACAATAGTCTGGACGGTTAGCTTTCAGCTTCTGAATCGGATAGTAGTTAGGAAGATACGGGCAACGTTCCTTTGCTTCATTTAGTGACCAATCGGCATGATGGTTATACACTAGCTGAGCAATCTCGTTGTTCGTATTTTCTGCATTTGAAGAAACGTACACATTCTTGTAGTCTGTGTAACGCATTGACCAATCAAAAGCAATTCCTTCGTTAGCAAGGAATGGTGACTTGCTGTGGTTACGAATAACCCATTTAACATTCGGATGCAACTTGTGTAAAACTTCGAACTTCTCTGGAACTACCCAGTAGGCTTCAACGACTACGACATCGGGTTTAAAACGAGTGACTTCTCTGTCAATAGCATTGTTGTCTTCAACATGCACGATCTCTGCTTCAAACATATCTGGATGATCGTTAAGCATATCAACCATGAAACGAGCGCTATTAAACAACCCACTTTCCAACGTCCCAGTACTACAGTAACCATCTTCACCTGTGTAGCAATTCTCTCTATACTTCAAAATAAACTGAATCTTCTTTCTCACAACCTCTCCTTTATCTGTTTGACTCTTTCCAAAAAGCGAACCGAGCCAATTCCAAAATTTAGTAAACATAAATTATCCCATTTGAACGCCACCGGATGTGACATTAACGAAGTGACCGTTAAACGTTGTTTTTGCGCCATCACTACTAAGATTGACTTCGGCACCACTACTATGTTTTAGGTCAATGACACTTCCGTTAAGTGTAACAGTTTGTTGCCCTTCGTAATCAAGTTTGATCTGTGAACCATCCCAGGTGGCGGTATGGTTTCCGCCAAAGTCAACCGTGACCTTAGTACCGTCTTGGTAGATCTTTGTTTGACCAACTACTTGAGTTACTGCTCCTGACACTCCATCAACAATTCTATACATTGAACCGGCTGGAACTTCTTCCCGGAATATAATTGAAGAGATTGCAGGAGGAACCCCTGCATTTTGATAGTTAGTCTTTACAGCTTGAGCTAAGGCAACATCACCGTAGTACAAGTTGTATCCGTAGTTCTCAATTCTTGCTGCACTGTCTGTGGCAGCGTATCCAGTGTAGCGATATACTCGACCTTTAATATTCTTCACGATATCTGAACTGACATCGGTAAAGTGCTCGAAGTTACGAGACACGATACGAACAACGTCATCCCATTTAGAGAGGAAGATTTCAGCCAATCTTGAGCTTCGCATTAGAATTGAGCCGCCACGGAGAACCGCTAGTATACCACCTCCGCTTGAGGAAATTACACGATCTCCTACAGCTAAATCGCCTGGCTTGTTAGTATCATTGATTGCATTAACGCCTTCAGGGCTAAAGTTACCAGTGTCTACTGTTAATGATCCAGTATCGATATTGACTGGAAACGCACTGTCCGTAGTTTGAGTTCGAGGCAAGAAGACAAGGATTAGTGGGTAACCAAGTCCGTGCATAACTACTACTCGGTCCCCCATAACTGGAGTAACTCGGTCGCCAGCACGGCTAGAGCCACCTGACGGCTGACCCCACTGAACCTGGTCTAGGTTCTGTCCACGAAGTGTTTTAACCTTGCAGAATCCTCTGGTTGGATCAACTTCGGATACGGTGCCTTCATCAAAAGAATTATCAATTTTCGATGGATTGTTAAACATGATTTATGCCTCAATTTGGTATAAGTATTATAGAATAAGTCTTTACACCCAAGGAGGTATTTTGAAAGTCCAACCAATTTCAGATCTTCATCTGGATTGTCTAGAAGGAGAAAAGTGGGATGGAGTCTTGCATTCCATTATCAACCCTGAAGCAGATGTAATAGTGTTCGCTGGAGACATGTGCGAATATCGCAACATTCGTCTTCTCAAACGGGCACTGGCCGATGTACACCAGAGAATTATTTATGTACCGGGGAACCATGAATACTGGGGCTCGAATAATTTCAAGGGTCTTGTCAAGGACTTGAAGACTGAGTTCTCTGATATGAAGAACGTAAGTATTCTGAACGAGGACTATCGTCAGATAGACGGTGTTATTTTCATTGGCGGAACGTTGTGGACCAATTTGTGGAACCCAATCAACGCCAACATCGTTCAGCATTACATGGCGGATTTCAGGCAGTGTCCAGGCCTGACTACCGATTGGACCAACATGCAGCATGAGTCCATGACTAAATTCATAGAAGAGTGTCTGAGAGTAGATACCTTCAAAGAACTGAAGAAAATCGTCGTTACTCATCACGGCCCGAGCTTCAGAGCTGTAGCAAAGGAGTATCGGTTCAGTCATGCCAA